AAGTTCTCTGGCTCGTTCTCCAACTTTTGCGAATTCTTGTTCACAGTACGCAACCACATCAGGACGGCGCCAAAAATAACACCAAGTAGGCTCGGTATAAACAGGAAGTACATCACTACCCAGTCTGACCATTCTAAGGCTAGGGGGAAGATTTCCAACATACTCTATAAGTCTCCCATAGGACGCAATGTTATGGACCATAATGTCCCACAAGCGTTCTTCAGCAACATCTACAGTTTGACGGTTAAGCCACTGCACTGTTGTTGCTCTAGTATTTAGCGGTCGTTGTATCTCTTCTAACAGCTTCTTTTTTTGCGTTTGATCTGGGTGCATATACTTGCAAGCAAAGCCTATGCGTTGTTGTGTAGATTTCATAAAGTCACCACAGGTTGTAAATTTTAAGTCCATTATCTTTATTTGCCATCTATTGTGTAATATTTACTGTTATATATTGCATAATTAATACTAATTATACTACCATAACCTTGAGAAGTCAAGAGTTTATACCATTTTATAAAAAGTTTAAACCGAGTCATCTGCTATCATTGTGTTAAAACTTATTACAGTTCGATTAGTAGTATTGTTTTCTTCCGTAAAATGTTCTAACCAACTAGGAAATAATACCATAAGATCTTCTATACATTCAACATTTTGACCAAATCCTGAATAAGGCGTGTCGTGACTGTAAATTTCTGTCATCCTAAAAGGTATAAGAGGATTTACAAAATTTAACTTTGTACTTCCTTCTGGCGCCCGTGGATAGTATGCTCCGCTTACTAAACTGCCTTCGTGTCTATGTCTAACAACTTTGCTGCCTTGGTCCATAATGTTGAACCAATTGTTAGTAACACGCAATTTTCTTAAACCTAGATGTTTTGCATATTCGTCAAGATGAAAATGGATTGTATCGTTTAATTCTTTTAGTTGCGGATGAAACAATATAGGTGCTGTAGTAAAACTACTTTTACCGTTTTCAACAAGATCGTGCGGTTCAGCAGGTGTGTTATCTATAATTTCAAGTAATTTAGATTTACATTGAATACTACTCATATCTACAAGCATAACAGGTGTTGGAAATAAATTTACAAATCGTTTCATTGCCAATGCTCCAACACCCAAGGATCTTTACAGTTATGCGGATTAGGATCTCCGTGGAATACTGCTATTGCAGTTCCTGCTTTTACTACGGGTTCAGCTTGTTCTAAAAAATCTCTTTCACCTCTTGGCCTACCATTAAATTTTGGCTTACCTCTCATTTCCCATTTGTAACTTTGTATCCAATCTTCTGGCCAATAATTATAATCTTTTTGGATACACTTGCGTATCCAATCTTGATCCCCGTGGTATCTAGTAATAGGTATTTTAGGATCTTTTATAAAATCCTCGTATACATTTTTATGTGTTGCCTTATGTGTATCTAATCTAAAAATACTACTATTAAATTTATTATAATTTTTTACAACATATCTATTAAAGTCTTGAATTATACAAAATTCTCCAGGCTTGTATGTAAAAAGTTTATCTATGTTATCAAAAATAATCATATCTAAATCTAAAAATAACAAAGTACCGTCAATACCTATTTTTGGATTGAAGAACATTGGCTTGTACCACCATCCTTGAATTCCTGGTAATGTTTCCAATGGCTCTATTCGAATATTAGGATCAATGTCTTTTGGATCTTCTGTATAACATACAAATTGATGATCAAGAGTAAGATGCCTTTGCACCATATTATATAATTTGTTTACATAGTCAGCAGAATATTTGTTGCCATATTTTAGGCAGCATACAAATCTTTCTACATTTTCCTGCGGCAAAATTTCTGGAGAAACGACACTTTTCTGCGCCTTTTCTATAGATTTACGAGCTTTACGCTGTTCTTTTGTTTCGCCTTCTATGTATATTTTTGTCAAACTATGCCTCGTAAATAGCTGAGTTTGCTCCGTGTTCTGCACATTCTACTTTAACACAATAACAACGGTTGTCTGTTGCCTCACGGATAAGAGCATCTGCAAAGTTAAATGCGTGTTCTGCAAACTTCTCTGCACCAACACCGTCAAACTGACGTATCTCTGCAAGTCCTAGTGTTTCTAAACGTAGCAATTCATCTTTCATAGGATCTGCAATATCCACACAAGTTTTATGATCGAATGAATCTTCTAGCCAAGCCTTTAAGGGCTTTAAGCCGCCAAAGTCTACAGCCCAGTTCTTGTTATCGAGATGATCACATCCAAAAGTGAATGTAAATGCTAGACTATATCCGTGTAGCAAATGACAGTGTGAATGATCTGCATTGGGCTGTCTAAAAACTGCTGATAGTCCAATGTTGTGTCCGTAATGTTTTGTTGAGTAGTGCTTTGCCATAATTATCTCCTGTATAATATAGCGGCAGAATTAGAAGGGGTGACGCTAAGACCTTGTTTACTAGTTTATATTATAGTATATGTTACTTATATTGTCAACCTTTACATTAGGCTTTTTCCAGGATTTAGGTCTTTGCCATCCTTCGACCTGATATATTATAAATTTTGTTGTGGTAAAATTTTCAAATATTTTTGATATCTGGTATATCCAATAACTAGGATCTACAGCACTTTTTTCTGCTGCAATATAATTCTTTGTGCCTTTATAAATGTTATTAACGTTTTTAGTTTGGCTGTATAAATCAAAACCTAACATACTTATGGTATTGTATTTTTTTGCAGCAATCAGCAGCGCATATGGACCACTGCCCCAATGTTTTGGTTGATCTGGTCTTTCCATACCTGCATAAGGCAAAAGCGGAACCTCTCTAAGCCGTTTGGTATATGATATATAATTTTCTGGCCGGGTATATATTAGCGATTTATGATTTACTTCAGCATTTAATGCCTCATCACACATACGCTTATCTACACAAACTAAATGATCTGTAAAAAAATCTCTATAGATAGCATTACATCCTATCTTAAGGACGTCAAATTCATCTAGATTTATACCTAACCTACTTTCGCCATTTCCTATAACTAACATAGTACCTTATTTAACATAAATACGTTATAAGAATATAATTTTGGAGCTCTTAAATGGCTGATGTCGCAGTTTATGACTTTTTTAGAAAAGTTGTCTTACAACCTGACAATATTACGTTAGAAGCAGATAGCACTACAGATGAACTTACAATTACAAGAGGTGCTGGTGTTGCTTTTAATCCTAACGCTACAAATGATAGTTTTAGCATAGATGTTGACTATCAGCTTTATGTTCCTGTAGGAACAACAAATATTAGATTACAAGATGTCAACTCAACGTTTAGTGGGGTTGCACTGACACCTGGTTCTAACATTAGTATTGTACGTGGTTCTGATAGTGAATTGATTATTACTGCTACAGTAGGTGCTGCGAGTAAAAGTATTACTAATGCAACTAGAGCTGTGCCAGTTGTTGTAACAACAACAAACGCACACGACTTTACAGAAGGTACAGAAGTCACAATTACCGATGTAGTAGGTATGACACAACTTAATGGTAATGAATATTATATGGATATTCTAACCAGCACTACTTTTGCTCTTTACGAAGATGATCTATTGACTACCCCGGTAGATGGTACAGGGTTTACTGCCTACTCTACAGGCGGTGTAGCAACAGCTGATTATTCTACACAAAAAACACTTGCGTCACTATCAGACACAGACGTTACAGGGATACAAACAAATGATTTGTTAGCATATCAGGCAGGAACTTGGCAACCTACAAGTAATATACTAGTTGACGTAACTGGAAATCTTGATGGTATAGTTGGAGGTACAACTCCAGCAGCTGGCACATTTTCAGAATTAAGAACAACCGAAACAGCAATTCGATTAGGCAATACTGCGGGCTCTATTACACCCGGCACATATAATATTGCTATAGGAGACGGTGCTGGAGAAAACACACAAGGCAATTTTAGCATTGCTATCGGTAAGGATTCAGGACAACTTGGACAACTTGGAGCTGTGGCTATTGGATACCAAGCAGCCCAAGCATATCAAAAGAATTTAAGTGTTGCTGTTGGTAACGCTACAGGTAATGCTTACCAAGGCTTCTACGCAACAGCAGTAGGGTCTTATGCAGCAAATAATTCTCAAAGTGATAAAGCAGTAGCATTAGGCCATTATGCAGGAGAAGACACTCAGGGAGAGTCTGCAATAGCAGTTGGTGCATTTGCCGGCACATTAAACCAAGCAGCAAACAGTATAATCATAAACGCAACTGGGTCTGCATTACAAAATACCACAGCAAGTTCTTTTGTTGTTAAACCAATAAGACAAACAGATGGTCCATACTTTTTAAAGTACGATGAGACTAGTGGCGAAGTGACTTATAATACTTTAGGGGCGCCAGACGGTATTATCGAGACAGATGAAAATACAATATCTTTAAATTCAATCGGTGGTCGTGTTCCAAAACTAGAAAAAGATCCAGCTAAGAGCGGATTAGTAAAATTTTTAGCAAATGTTGTTGCAGGACAAACTACTATTGCAAGTTATCCAAACGCCAACAGTTTTTTCAATTTACTAAGTGATAATAGTTTCATTACATACTTAGATTTTAATAATGATGCTGCTGTTGATGCCAATGACGAAACTGTGCTAGGACAGATTATCCCCTGGGTGAACGGTGACCAATCAGGAACTAATCCAGGTTCGTTTGCTATTAACACCTATGGGTTTATTGGAGACGCCATAGAAGCACAGCCAGCATTATACATAAATGAATATATAGAAGACTCGGGTGTAAAATATTATTTTTGTCAAGCAGGTGCAGGTTTTTCTAGTCAAAGCACAGACGGACCTGCATATTTTGATAAAGACATTTATTTAAACAATACAGCAATTAGACATCTAAATGAAATAATATATGAAGGTGCAGTATATAACGAGTTCGAAACAGTTCTTAACGCAGAAGAGCCCACAGCAGATGCTACCGTAACCATACCAAATGATAGCGGTACAATTCAATTACAAGAAAAAACAATAGCATTGAATGGTTTTGCACCTGTGGTTGATTTTGACATAACAGGAGATGGATCAGTATTTGCTTCAGATTCTTCTAAGTACTCGCTGTTTGGAAGCGGTACACAAATGACTGAAACGGCGTTCTTATCTGCAGATTCTTTATCTGCAAAATGGACACCTATCACTGGAACTTTGTATACACACAACAAAGCAGGAATGCGATTAGTGAGAGGAAATGCAAGTGACGCTTTAAGAGCTTCAGTTGGTGATCCTGCACTAGGACACGGGGATACATTTATATTAGGTAACATAGATGACCCAGGAACAAGTGTGAAGCTTGTAACTGGACTTAGTGTTCAAGGTAATGAAATTAATCTTGTTAATATCAATCAAGATTCTGGATCAATTGACATTAGGCAGTACGCCGAGTCTGGAGAACTAAACCTTATAAACGGTCCATTATTTGGCGGTGATAACACTAGCATAGAAATGACATCAACAACGATCACTATTTCAGGATCAACTACATTTAATAATGGCCTAAGTGGCAACTTAACAGGCAACGTTGTAGGGGATGTGCAAGGCACAGTAGTCGGAGATGATAGTACAATATTAGTAGATGGAGTAAATAGTTTTCTAAACTTTATCAACAATGATACAGACGATTTAAATGAAGGTGCAAATAACCTTTATTATACTGATGCAAGAGCGCAAAGTGCAACCACTGGTAGATCAATAGCAATGTCACTAATTTTCGGAGGATAAAATGGCAAACCCAAACATAGTAAATGTAACAGATATTAGAGGCAAGACATTTGTTGGCACTATCAGCAACGGATCTTATGCTACACTGATATCAAACACTTCAGGTAGTAATAGTGTTGTAAAAGTAAACACAATATCTATTAGTAACGGTACAGGCGGCACAATTGCTGCTGATGTAGCTATATACAGGACTTCGTTAGCAAACTATTACGAAATAGCAAACTCAGTATCTGTTCCAAACAATTCTACTCTAGTTGTTACATCAAAAGATACTTCTTTTTATCTAGAAGAAGATGATATTTTAGCAGCGCAGGCAAACGGTGCTAATTTAGAAATAATGGTAAGTTATGAGATTATTAAGTAATGTACAGATTTAACGGTGGTATTTTCGGATATAAGGTCCAAAATATAGAAACCGAACCAGGCTATATTAAATCAGCAATTCTTCCACGAGGGCGTCATAATGGCGGATACATAGGTGCCGGTGAACGCCTGTCCGACAATCTTGATGATAATGTTGATAAGACAAGCGGAATATGGCACCTATCTACAGGATTAAAATTTGTAGAAAACCACGCTATCACTACAGAAGTTGATAACAGTTACTACGAAAGCCAACCTCCACAACAGGCGTTCCAAGAAACAAGTAGAACTTTTTTAGGAGGCGGATACACCTGGAATCCATATTCAGCGTGTCCAAGTGTGATGTGGCCTCAGGGCAGTATGGGCGGCCACAGTGGCGCTGGTTATGCAGGTGGCACTCAACGTGATTGGACTTCTTTTGGAAGCTCAGCTACTTGCACATATTGGAGTTTTGATGTTTATGGTATAAATGGATATTATTACACCTACTATCCGCCGCCAGTTTATGTTGAACAAATAGATATTGTGACTAATTACTATGATGTATGGGATTATTTTTAAGGATGAATTATGGCAATAGCATTTCAAGTTAACGAATTTCAAAGTATACTTAAACAAGAAAACGGTTCGGTTTTACGTTCAAACGCAAGACCTCCTATGAGTTTCGATTACGAAGTTTTAACATATACAGGATCTGACAAATCACGTTTTTGGCGAGGTAGTAGATACGAGTTAAGTGCAGAAGAAATTGTCGAGGTTGAAAATTATATATCAACTATAGAAGAAAATCCTACTACAACGCAATCAATGACAGAGATACATCAGAGCAAATCTATACTTGCTGCTACTGATTGGTATGTGATACGTAAATTAGAAACAGGTAAAGAAATACCTGCAAATATATCCGAAATGAGAGCAACTGCTAGAAGTATAATTAACGATGCAGAAGGCAACCTATGATGTAGTGATAGTAGGTGGCGGAACTGCAGGATGGAGTACTGCTGCACTAATATCTACTAATTCAAATTTAAATGTTACTGTAATAGAACCTAGTGATATTCCTACAATCGGTGTAGGCGAAAGCACTATTCCTTATATGAATGTAATCCATTCTAAAATGCAATTCCCTATATTTGAAAATTCAGATTGGCTTAAAAAAGTTAATGGTACATTAAAATTTAGTATAGAATTTGCAGATTATCACGATAAAGGCCATAAATGGATACATCCATTTACAAGTCCAACTGCACCTGATGATCTTATAACAAGAATGACTTGTAACGGAACATTAGATTTAGGCTTTTATAAAGATCAGCCTGATTTTGTTGAAGATACTTATGTATTTGCAAACTTACGTGCAAAACAGTTTACACCTTATACTGACCAATACAATTATGAGTTTACACCAAGTGCCGGATATCATATTGATGCAGGCTTATATGGAAATTTACTCAAAGAAGAAAGTTTAAAAAGAAGCAACTGTAATTACTTAGACAACAGTGTCAAAGATATTGTAGTAGTAAATCAAGAAATACAAAAGCTAATTTTGAAAAATGATACAGAAATTACAGCAGATTTATATATAGATTGTACAGGGTTTAGATCAATCCTTGCAAATGCTATAGAAGCAGATTGGGACGATTCCTACAAACAGAGACTTTTTGTTGATACTGCAATTGCTGTTCAACTGCCTTACATTGACAAAAATATTCAAATGCGCAATACTACTTACTGTCACGCACTAGGATACGGATGGAGTTGGAATGTGCCTCTTCAAAATAGAATAGGTACAGGCTATGTTTTCAGTTCTAGACATACTACAGTAGAACAGGCTACTGAAGAATTTAAAGAGCATTTGCATTCAACTTATGGTTACAAAAAAGAAGATTTGACATTTCGAACTGTGCCTTTCAATGTAGGCTTACGTAGAGAGACCTGGAAGAATAATGTTGTAGCAATAGGATTAAGTAGCTTTTTCTTAGAACCTATCGAAAGTACAGCAATTGCCCATTTGCAACATCAGGCAGACACTGTTTTAGATATGTTAACTTCGTCTCATATACCAATGCATAAGAAACGTCAACGATTTAATTATCTTAATAATTTAAGTTTAGATGCAATTGCAAGCTATATAGAAATGCACTACATATTTTCTAATAGACGTGATACTCAGTTTTGGAGAGATTTTTCTAGTTTAGAGTTAACTCCTATGCAAAAAAATATTCTAAAATCTTATGCTACTAAAAAACAGAAATTTAATGTGTCAAATATATTTGATGGACATAGTATATTTGACAATAGTAGCCATATGTTTTTATTTTTAGGATTTGATATAAAACCTAATCTGCTTGATCATCGGGTTGAGAAATATCTTTCTTAATTAATTTAATTTCTTGTCCTACATCCTGAAATTTATCAGCAATAGTTCCTAAAATATTTGTGACCTGTGCGATAGTATAAATCGCCCACCACCACCAAATGACTGCGATAGCAAACATAATTGTTGCACCACAGGTAAGGGCAATTTCCCAATAAGTTTCGGTGCCGATATAATTAATAAAAAATAAACCAGCAAGAGATACTATAGGCAGTACTGTTGCTGCCCAGGCCCACCATCTAATTTGATTTAGTTTCTTTAAATGAAAATCTTTGAGTATTTGCAACGCTAGTCCTAGCTAATTTTGCCAAATGCTTTCCATTCACCAGGTGTTCCGTCTCTAGTACATACCCACCCAACGTATCCTGTTGGTTGAGGATTTGTATTATATGCAATATCTCCTTGCCTATATGACCCGTTAAAAGGAATTGTATCGGTATAGAATATTTTATGGCCTGCTATTTCTACAGAGTTGCTCACACTTAAATCTACATCATCAGGTACATTGTTTATACCTACACCTAGTTTTCCAAAAACATTTAATCTTGCGTTGGAGTTGCCTTTGGAACCTACTTCTATGTTTCCGTTTGATTTAATAGTAATTCTTGCAGTATCATCTGTAACAATTTCTAAATCGTTATTCGTCCAGTTTCCTAATTTAGTACTGTTACTCTCTACATCAACAATAAATTCTGTGTCATAGCTTGTAAGACTAAGATTTGCATTAGGTGCATCAGTGCCTATGCCTAGTCTTTGACTGTCTGTATCGTAAAAAATAAATTCATCTATAGTAAGATTGCCGTGTGTATGCAAATCCTGTAATGTGCCGACTCTTGTCAAACTACTTGTTCTGACGCTTGAACCTAATTCAGTTTGAGTCAATACAGTAGCATTACCAATAGAATAAACAGCATTTTTGTCTAAGTCAAATGTTTCTGTAGAATGGATACGATTTGGATTTATTTTGTATGTAAGTTGTTTAGAACTTTCATCTTCTACTCTCCATACAAGTCCTTTACCAACGACATTATCATCGGTAAACTCTAAAGAACTACTGCGTTCATTTCTTACATCAGCACTTAGTTCATCTACGTGTAGCTTACCTACAGTAAGCAATCCGTCAACTACAACATTCTTTTCAAAAGTAACTTCAGTTTTTACGTTAGAAACACTTAAATTATCTGTAGTCACACCTGCATCACTTACAAGCATAACTCTTTTTGTAGATTGATCAGCAATGCCGGTACTATTAAAATTTGTAATAGTGCCGCCGTGGATGATATCACCACTAAGCTCATTTGTTATAAATTTTTGTTTAGGCGCAGGTTTATTTGCTACTTCTTCTATAGCATTTACAATTTGCTCCAACCCTTGTCTTAAATCATCCATTATCTAATCCTAATCTGATTACAACTGTATTTATCAGCTTACCTTTAGAAGTATAGTATCTAGATTACATCTACCATTTAATTTAGTATCTGTGGTTTTAATTTCATCCATAAATTTACGCAAAGCAACTTTACCAGCTGACTTAAACTCTTTTAGCTGATCTACAGGCTTCCTGAGTGTTTTTTGTATGCTTGCGTTTTCATCAAAACCTATAATAGTAGTGCCTTTAACACTAAGCCCTGTACCATCCCTAGCTAGTCCTTTAGGATCAATATTACTTGCTACATACTTTCCAAGTTTACGTGTCTTAACATTAAATACCCAAAGCTCATTTGCACCTACAACATCCACAGGATTGACACTTGCTAGGTTGTACTTTGGATCTGCTTTACAGAATTTAAGTTTAGCAACAACCTTGTCTGCACTACGTGGTTTTGCTTTTCGCGGTTTACGGTTTGCTTTTGCCTGATCAATAATGAAGTCTAGTGCAGAGCGCACTTCTTCAATAGCAGCTCGATACTTCTTAATATCTGCTTTTTTAATATGTGCATATCCTTCTTTGAGTTGTTCCCATTGATCTGCATCTGTTTCGCTCATTTTTGCCAATTGACCTTTTGTTGGCATTCTTTCTAGATCATCATAGTCAGTGAGAGCGTCTTCATAAAAAGATTTTATTTTACGTGCGTGTGCCTGGCTAGTTGACATTTTGGTGAAATGCCTTTTTACATCAAACCCTTTAGGATCAAAACTATTAGGATCAATAATCCAGTCTTCTAACCAAGTATCTATGTCTTCAACAATATCATAAGACTGATCTCTAATACGTTCTTGAATAGAAGGAACATAAACTTTCTGTTTTGTTTCTTCTTCTGCTTTCTTTTCTTCTACAACCTTACTTCCTGATTGTATCATTTCAGCAATCTTAGTTTTTACCCAATCGGTGGTGGGCCGTAACTTCCCCATTGTACCAGGAAGACTTTCCCAGTACTCAGCTTCTTTAGGATTAAAATCGGGCATACCTAGATTCAGCAACTTACAACTAATAGCAAGAGTATGATTTGTACCTGGTGCTTTCTTTGCTGATGCTATGTCTTTTTTCTCATAGCCATTATCTTTCATCCAATTGAAGATGTCGGCTGCAAGATCTGTAGCCTTATATTCTTGATATAATTCCTGTCTTGCACCTTGCACAAACCTATGGAACTTTTGCCCGTCCCAATTTTCCCAGCCATCAAAGCTAAATGTATGTTGTCCTGTTTTGCGTCGGACAGGTGCTCGTGCTTTCTTTTTCCTAGTTTTCGGCAGTGCCATTTGAATCTCCTGGATGTAATTTTATTTAAGTATATATGTATCATTAAGAAAAGTCAAGTTCTTTTGATTCATCTTTGGTCCAAAATACTTTTTCGATGCCGTAATTCTCAATTACATTTGCGCAACCTACACAAGGTTTAGCAAGCCCGTGTACCCACGTCTTAGACCACGTATAAGGTCGTTTAACACGTACTATGTGTAGCTCGCACTGTTTGAGCTGCTCTGCTGTAATCAAGCGTAGTGCGCTTCGTATTGCGTCTACTTCAGCGTGTCTAAAACGCTGATCGTTACGATAACCTTGTGTAAGCATTAAAGGGTGTGTTTTAGGCTGGTTTACACCTGTTGCAATAAGATGTCGCTTGTACACGATACCGGCAGCCATAGGAACACGTTGTCCATAGCCGCCTGATTCAATCGCAAGGCGAGTCAACATTTGTGTGATTCTAGACATTAGTCCCAAAGACCTTCGTAGTATTTTCCAAATAGCCTAAAACCGTTAGAGATACGTTCTTGTTCTTTTTCCATTGCGTCTCTTTCTGTTGCTATATCGAAACGCATATACACTTCGTCCTTGTTTACTTTTGAATCAAATGCATAGATCATTTCGTCCAACACCCAATCCCAACGCTTGTGCCAATTCTCGTCAGTGTCCCACTCATTCTCTTTGGCAGGGGCAGAAGTTGAACGTAGTTCTTCTGGTACATCTTCATCATCTACACTAGGAGAACCGTGTTTTGTTTTTTGTAATTGCTGAAGCATAGGTAACACAATCATAGCAAGTGTATAATCCATACTCCAAGTGTCAAACGGCTCTATTTCAATCCGTTCTGCCCTGTTCTTTCTATATGGGCCAATTCTAACCTTCATTTTCTAAGTCCCAGATACAGCGTGGGTTTTCATACTTATAACTTTTCGTGTACCGCAAATCCACGGAAGGTTTTGAATCGAGGAAACCGTAACGAATAAGTACCATCTTGATTTTTTGTAACAGCATCTGCTCTTACCTCTACAAGATTTCCGATAATGCTGTCACGACCACTCCAGAAATCATCACGATTAGCATCAGTGAAACCACTACCGACATTAACAGAAATATGTCTGTCGTCGTCGACTCCTTCGCATACAAACGCTCCAAGGCGCCCTTCGTTGCGACCAGTACCTTCTTCAATTTCTTTTACCTCCAATGTTACTTCAATAAATGGCTTTGCTTTTAACCAAGCGTGTGTACGCTTACATTCGTATGGTGCATCAATATCCTTAATCATAACACCCTCGTAACCACCGTCTACAGCCGCTTTATTAAGCTCTGTAAAGCGTGTTTGTCCTTCGGCTGTGTCTAAGTCTACATCTTCCCAATCTAGTGCTTGTACGTGCTCTAAGACGTCTTTATTTTGCTCCACCCATACGCTAACATATTGACTTCTAACGTGTTGTGGTTTGTCCCATACACCTTGTTGGAAGTTTTCTAGAGGAACTATATCAAACAAATGTAATACAGCGTCATTTGCTTCTACATTATCTTTGCGATGCACTTGCTTCATAAGATCTTGGAAGTTAGCACTCATTACTTCGCCGTCTAGAACAAGATCATACGGAACAGGCTTCTCAGCAATTACTTGCTCAATCTCTGCAATGATGTGTCCGAAGTTGTGAAACTGTTTTCCATTACGTGAAAACATCTCTACCTTGTTGCCTTGAATAACTGTAATAACACGAACACCATCCAGTTTAATTTCAATCTGCTTTTGACCCGTCATTTTCTTTTCGTGCTTGGCTGAGTCGTGTGCAAGAGCGCAAGTGAACACAGGCACTGTACCTGGAGCAACTTTGTTTACAGTCTTTTCACTTACACCGCAACGTAGGTCCTTAATAAGGATACGGCGGTACCAATCGTTCCATTGTGATACAGTAGCAAGATCTTTACAAAGAATAATGGCATCACGAGCAGCGTGTCCTGTAAGACTGCGGTTGATGAGTTTACGTGTTAATTCCTTAAATACTGGCCACGCAAGTCCTTGTCCATCAACAGTTGCTTCTGGAACCTGTTTAACACCAAATGTTACAAGTGGATCAAGGGCCATTGTAAGACCTTCAAAAAACTCCGAAAGTTCTTGATCTTTTGCTTCTAATAAGATTGCTTCTTTTGCAAGACGACTATTGTCTGCTTCAAGCTGCGCAATTATGTTTTGTGGCTGAGTTCTCATTTCATTATCCTTTCGAGCAATGCTTCTACTTCAGGAAAGCTTTCCATTTCCTGAACCTGCTGTTCAATAAAATCTAACCTTGCAAGTTCATTATCCATATTTACTTGATGATAATAAATTTGTGGGACAGTCCATCCTGTGTAATCTTGCGTCCAAGAAAAACTATACCCATTCGTATTCTGGAACTTGGCCATTTATTGCCTCCTTAATTTGCTTATCTACTGCTGTAGAATGTTTACATTTACCGTGAAAAGAAAAACCAGTACACTCACATTCAAAACCTTGGTCGTGAAGTTCGACACCGTATGTATTACCCTTTGAACCTTCAACGGGCCATACGATGCCGACCATCCAATGTCCTTTTGGATCAAACGCTGAGGGTTTCAAGTACTTTTGTTTATACTTACTCATACTGTCAACTCCTCAACGTTGATTGGTGTAAAATTGATTTGCTCTACACAAACACATTTGAACGGACCTTCTGGTGAAGGATTGCTGTGGATGTGTCCGTGTACATTCAACATTGGCTCATCGCCCCATCTGTGCCTTTCGGCAAGTGTAGTTGGGTGCAAAGGAGTGTGTGTAAAAATCAAGCCTGGAATAGTGTCAATCCAAAGCTGAATGTCTTTGAAGAACGGAGCAAGGAACTTTACGTTATCGTGGTTACCTAGCACAAGTCTTTTCTTGCCAGGCAGTTTAGCAAAGTTTGCTTCTAACCACTCAACCTTGTCCATACCAAAAAGAACATCACCGCAGTGGATAACTGTATCACCTGATTTAACAACACTCGCCCAGTTATCAAGCATACACTCGTTCATTTGCTCTACAGAATCAAAAACCCTTGGGGGCTTACCTGCATAATCTTTGAACGTAAGGATACCAGCGTGGTTGAAGTGTGTATCGCTTATTACCCAAGTATTTGCCATCTTTTGTGCCTATGTATTTGCCTAATTTATGTATATATTATAGCAAGGATTTGCTATTGTGTCAACCATTATGATTTGTAACAAAATCAACAACTTAGTGGAGTGAGCGGTGAGAATCGAACTCACATACAAGGATTTGCAATCCTCTGCGTAACCATTCCGCCACGCTCACAAAATTGGCATAGGTGAAGGGAATCGAACCCCTATTTTCAGTTTTGGAGACTGACGTGTTACCATTACACCACACCCATAAAAAAGCCCCTAACAACTTAATGCTAGGGGCTTATCTAAAATAACTTTTTTCAAAAGTCGTGTTAAGACATACCCCTTTCTTTCGGAGGCCAACAAGTAATATTTGTTGTGTTAGTCTTAATCACGTATCTATTCCTTCTTAGTTTATATACTTACTATAACTTCTTTGTATTTATTTGTCAACCACTTTTTCACATTTTGCTTTAGTTCCGCAATGTGGACAATGGAAGGTTGCTCTATCTATACAATATTTGTCTTCCATCGTTGCAAAAGTAAAGTAGCCTTTGCAACTACTGCAAGTTAAGTGCCAAATAATTTCCTTGACTGCTTTAAACATTGTAAAGTATTTATTTACTGTGTTTGTCTTTGTAATCATTTATAGCTGCTTTGATTGCATCTTCTGCTAGAACAGAACAATGTATTTTTACTGGAGGTAATGCAAGCTCTTGAGCTATTTCTGTATTACGGATACGCCCGGCGTCTTCAAGACTTTTTCCTTTGACCCATTCGGTAAGAAGACTAGAACTAGCAATAGCACTACCACAACCATAAGTTTTAAATTTTGCATCTTCAATTATACCATCATCGTTTACTTTAATTTGCAGTCGCATCACATCACCGCAAGCAGGTGCGCCTACCATACCAGTACCTACACCGTCGGTGTCTGGATCCCACTTGCCTACATTTCTTGGATTTTCATAGTGATCGATTACTTTGTCTGAGTAAGCCATTTTGCTTGCTCCTGTTTTCCGACTATGCTGTATTTATAAAATGGTGCCGGTTGAGAGATTCGAACTCCCGACCTACGGTTTACAAAACCGTTGCACTACCACTGTGCTAAACCGGCGTTATCTTCTTACTTTACAGTTAGGACACCAATCGTTATGTCCTAACTCTGTCTTACATTCTGGACAAGTATTCATACTTTACTTATCCTAGCCTTTTGCTAAAAACTGTTCTAATGAGTTTGGGGTGACAGAAAATACAAAATTAATAATGCATCTTGATTTAGAATCCACAGGATTACTACTTGCGTGGAATCTATGACTTTGAAAAAATAATGCATTACCCTTTTTCGGAGTGTTCGAATGTATCATTTTCATATCAAAAGGGCCATCCTCTACATAATGATCAAACAATCTTGTATCGCCGTCACTTTCGTTCACATAATACACCATACTTACACAATGATTACTTCCGTGATCAATATGTGGAATATGGTAATTGTCTTTTGTAAATTCCGGATGTTGATTTAATAAATTGGCTTTTATTCTAACTAAACCATCGACTACCAAACCTGTTTCTTTTTCTAGCATCCACAACAATGGTTGTGCAATTTCGCCAAAAAGGTTATGTCCGGGGCCTTCTTCTTGAGTAAAGTAGGTGTTTGTAAATTGATGTGTTTCTAAAATGTTTTGATCGTTAGCATCAACGTTTTCACCTACACTACTAGTTACTTCATTGAATACCCATAATCCATTATGGATAATTCTTTCTTCTATCCAGTTTGCCATTTGTGGTGGCGCCAGATTGATCTGCCTATATGTAAAATTGTTGTCCAATTGGCAGCTCTTAGTTAGCGTTGATATTTACAGAAATTGGAACACTATCACCTACATTGTATTGATTGTAAGTATAGCTACGCCCTTGAACACCATTCCACTCATACCAGATAGTATAGTTCTTCAACTGTGTTTGTTGCTCACGAACGATAGTTTCAGTACATTGCTGTTGGATTCTATAACCTGTAATAACCTGTTGGTTACTTCCACGCTTGTTAGCAATGTCGGCACCTACAATTGCACCAAGAACAGTTGCAGCTTTTTTTCCATCGCCACCACCAAATTGGTTACCAATAACACCACCAATAATGGCTCCTGCTAATGCATCGCCAGTGCTGGCTTGTCCTTGCACATTTCCGTAAATAGGAACTTCTATATCTCTACATTCGGTGCGTGGAATATTTTGATATACAGTAGTGTAGTTTGGTTCTACTCTAGTAATTTCTGCGTACAAACTTTGCGCCGAGGCTGGCAGTGTATATGCCATTCCTGCGATTACTACAATAGATGCAAATAGTTTTTTCATAATCATCTCCTTGAGTTAATATTTATTATACAATAGCATCAAAGTTATCCAAAGTCAACCTAATAATTAGCAGAGTCTTCTGTGCCATTACCGTATTGCATAACTCGTACAGACTTAACCCTATCATATCTAAAACTACGAAATCCTTTAGATTCGATTGCCCACGCAGCAATTACTTTATCCGATATCTCGCGAATCTTTGTCTGACTCATAGGATCGTCTTTCTTTGCAGGCGGTAACATACTCTTAATTAACGTACAAGGCATTACACGCTCGTCACCATTTAATTTTGTAAAAGTTACTTCAACTACTTCATTCTTTAGTAGGTTTAGTAGATCTTCCTTTGTCGGTATTCCCTTGAGACTTGCTATTGTCTCGCTTACCGAAGATTCGCTCCCAGCTTTCTCTGTATTTTGCGTCATCTGCGCCTTTTCTTCTTCCACTGCCTTTTCCTCCGTGCCATTGACTATTAGTCATCATTTCTACCTCTTTGTGAAAAAACAAACGAGTAATATAGTGTTATGCCTATGCAAATAGGAGCAATCATCATAACTGCTCCTATACCGATTACACCTGTCACTATCTACTCTCTACTACCTTATCTGCGAAACCGTTATCAACAGCTTCTTGTGCAGTTAAGAATGTATCAAATTTCATTGTTTCAAATAATTCTTCATATGTCTTACCTTTTGTGTTGTGCTTTACATAAAGTTCTGTAAGACGTTTATTGACCTTTTGTGACTCTTCGTAATGACGTTTTGCATCTTCAAACTGTAGTTCTTGTACGTGTACAGATCCACTTGTGCCTGGTGTGCCTGAACTAACACGATGAATCATTGTACGGCTTTCAGGCAATACAATTCGCATTCCAGCAGTACCTGCCTGTGCCAAGAATGATCCCATTGAGCAGGCCTGGCCCATTACAATAGTTCGCACAGGACATTTAATATACTGCATTGTATCGTAAATAGCAAGTCCTGCTGTTACTGCGCCGCCAGGTGAGTTAATGTACAAATTAATAGACTTATCAGGATTTTCTGACTCTAGGAACAACAACTGTGCTACAATTAGATTAGCCATATTATCTTCTACTGGACCGTTCAGCATTACAATACGATCTTTCATCAAACGACTATAAATGTCGTATGAACGTTCTCCGCGAGCTTCTTGCTCAACAACCATTGGTACTAGTGGCATTAGCGTCCCTCCTTAATATAACGTACTGTAGGACCTTCTGAGGTAAATTCCATACCGTGTGCATTACCTACATAGGTACGCCCATTCCAGCGCATTGGAATTTTATTGGTTGCAAGAAATGCGTCAAAAGACTTACCTTCTTGAAAATTGTCTGCTTCTGCTTCTGCACTTACACCACTATTGGTGTTTGTGAGTATTGCTTTGTTGTCTACGATAGTTCTCATTTTTTTCCTAACAGTTTTAAGTTTAAAACAAAATTTTCTACTAACAGTTTAACAATAATTGCTCCGTCTGTCAAGTGGTTTCTTTCCATCTCTAATACGTGTGCTGCCATCATTATATATGCCTGATCCTCACTAATATTTAGATCTCCCCAATCGATAGGATCAAACTCAGCACCTTCTTTTGCTAGAGCAACTAAATTTAATATCGCCTCATTGTCAGGCTCAAGGAAGTTATCACTCACTACGTGATTCTAACCTCGCTTTGTAAATAAAATTCTCAACTAAAAGTTTTGTCATAGTTGCCATAGCAACGACAGCTCTTTCTTGCTCGTTTACACTTTCCATCTGGTCTAAAACATTCTTTGCCATATGTTTATAAACTTCTTCTTTTTTCAAATTCAATCCTTCCCAATTGATAGGTTCAGCAAGAGCTGCTTCTTGTGCCAATTGAGATAATTGTTCTACTACATTTTCCATAAACTCTCCTAGTGGATTGTATAATCCTCGTCTTGGTTAGGATCTATGTTAAAGTAATCCTTACAGATATTTACAATTGTCTCCGGAACTTCTTCTTCCTCTTGATTTTCAGGTATCCACAATCCTTTGAGTACACCTGTTTTTGAACAAACAATAAATCCATAATCATCATCTGTGAGAAAGTCTTCAAATTTACTAGCATCTTTTTTAGCCATTATTTTTCTCCACAAATTTACCCTTAACGATTTTAAATACACCGTCAAGTCCTGTTGATCTAATATATTTTCTTCCGCCGTCAATCATTTTACCGTCAATAAAAATACAATCGTGATGACTACAAGAATAGTACCAATTATTATCTTTGTCTTTGATCATTCCAAATTCAAAATCTTCAACGATATCTGCATTACAAATCATCATACGATCGTTCATTCTGTCGTTGTACAATCCAAAGTAACAATTACCAAACTCAGGATGTGGCGTAGCTCTATAAAAAATGTCTACAGGCACATCGCTTGCTTTTAAATCAGTAGTACACACATACTTAACCGGCACACCGTCCTTTTCTGTATAAAGTGATTCTACTTTTTCTATATCAAAAACATTAGGGTGTTTTATGTCCATCTTGGTCCTCTTTAACCTTTTTTGAGATAGTCTTGTAGATGCCAGGATTTACTTTCAAAATGTGAGGCATCATTTCGTGTCTAATATAGTTTCTAGTATAACACAGATCAGTGTTGCTGTCATCCTCTAAAAAAGGAACATTCTTCATTCTTGCCCAAAGTTCGAAATCTCTCTTGCGTGTGAGACGAAAAGGACGGATGATATGTTTCCTTCTGTACGGAATAATTTTTCCTGTGCCGTGTAAACTCGACCAAATCCAAGTTTCTACACAATCGTCTAAATGATGACAAGTTACAACAGGATATCCAGGGTAAGAATCAAAAAATCTATATCTTTTTTCCCGCCACCATTCTTCTTTACTTGGACCAGGCGGAATAGTTTCTTTAACACGATCCATAATAAAAGGAATATCGTTCTGCCTACAGTATTTGATTAACCAAGGTTCAGCTTTTTGTCCGTGTGCTGTACCGTGATTAAAATGCAACACAGTAATATCGTGATTGTTCTTTAGAAAGTGCAAAGCTGCCATAGAGTCAATTCCCCCAGAACAAGCAAGGAAAAATTTTCTAGGCAACTTGCCTTGGATCTTAATCATTACATAACCAATCTTGTTAATGCTACACTATCAATTGTTACTAGTAACATATAGTTTGCTAACATACCTGTGCTACGTCTTGTCCACGCTGCCCAAGCAAATATTACACATTGACATATGAACAAAGGATACAGCAATAAAAAAGGAGGATTAGGAACTGTGAGCATCATTGTTACTGCACAAAATATACTCAAAAACCAAGCAATAATCTCTAAAAAACATCGCGCAGGATTTTCTTTCCAATCTTCCTTTACATAGTACACAATTGCATTTAATAATTTGTTCATACGTCGGAGTTGTCGTTCCACTTTAAAATTTCTATTTCACCGTCTGCATTTTTACGGTGACGTAAAAACCCGTTTTCAATTAACGTGTCAATGGTTTTGCCGCTTGCATCAATATATGTTGACTTGAGCATCAAAAAATATGTAGCAAAACTCCCGGCTAGGTAAGCACCGAATAACCACATTACATTTTCTGTAAACATTAAATACCTCCAACGTGTAGTTCAACATCCTTTACGTACTCGGTTAAGTTGCTGTCGCTCACCCAGCCAATTACATCATCGTATGTGTCGTTCCAAACTTCTTGTGTAATAAATTCCCCATTTTCATCAAGAACAGCGATTTCCCATTTGTCCATCTCACCGCCGTAACTAAAAGAAGTTTTTATTGCACTTAGTATTGTACCATCTTCAAACGTGTAGACTCTTTGGATACCATCCTTGTCTACATCGTGTGGTGTTTCTTTCAAAATAACCATTATTACACCTTGTATAACTTTACATAATTTAAACGAGTTTCGTTTGCATCGAACAAACGATTTTTTGTTTGTGCCTTTACTTTTGCTTTTACACGCTTTGTATCACCAACATTGTGCTCGAACTTGTTCATAAAAGATACAAGGTTACCATCTGTGGTTACTGCTGTGTAATTATACGACTCCCATTGTGCGCTATAACGCTTGTCAAGAATTTTCACAACAGCCTCTACATTGTCTTTATCTTTTCCAAGATGCACACTGTCGCGATATTCAATACGAATCTCTTTCTTAAGACCGCTTTCGTGCTGGTCACGTTTTACAAACTCTGGAATAAAGGCAACACGACCTAGATTATTTACAGCAACACTTTCTTCAGAAACCGATTGAATCATATCTCGCTTGAAGTCATCTAAATCACCTAAGCCTAGCATTACATAACGCTTCATCCACTTTTGTATTTCAGCTACAGTTTGGTAGTCTTCTGCTGTCGGCTCGAAAAGAACAAAATCAGGATCAACATAGTGTCCGGATTTTTGGGCAAAATAAAATTTCACCATTTCTTTGTTTGAATGTTCTGTAACTTTGCCTTCTGTGCTGTAACGCTGAGTGTGCTTTTGATAGCCGTTACGAATACGGTGTGCTGCCACCGCCACTGCCAAAGCATCTTGTGTTGATACTGTTCTCAAAGGTAAAACATCTTTTTTAGAAGATAGCCGAGTAGCCCAACCAATCGGTCTATATAGCGTATGTGCTGTCATTGTGTGCCTCTGTGTATGCCTAACTATTAATAATAGTATAAGCTCATCTAGACCCTTTGTCAACCATTAATTTGAGATAATTGCAAAACCTGGACGATTATTTCCTGGATTTGTAGTAAATGCGTGGTAATCAAACTTAAAATCTAGATCGCTAAATTTCTTCATTTTTAGATCAATTATTCCGTTAGCATTTACTCCGACAAAACCAACACTAGCTTCAACCTGTGTCATAATGTCCTTTATGATCTCTGCATATGCGTCTTTATCAATGCCTCTGACAATTACGTTTTCAAGACCTTTGCCTAGCCCATAAGTGATCATATAGGCTGTATACTGTACCGGATCTCTTTTAAACTTTTTTTCACCTGTAGTTGCAACATCTCTCGGTATGCCAAAAACTTTGTGATTGCTGGCTCCTAATATTACCTTACACTTTGCTATCACATCCTGATATGGTATAAGTTTGCCATCTTTGTATATCAAGACTTTAACTGCCTTTGTAAGATCGTCTAGTTTTGTTATAGATGCATTTGGAATAGTATCTGCAATCAGTTGTACCATTTCAGGTGTTTTTAAATCCATACATAGCTCAAGTATAAGATTTATTACACTTCTGCTTGGATCAGCAAGTTTTTGAATCGTTGCATATCTTGCTTGTCGCTGTAGATCTTTTGGATCAAGAGTATCTTTATAAGTGTCTACAATGTCTTTCATCTTAACAAGACTGTTTCCGCTTCCTGACAAACTTTTAACAGCAATTTTTTGTCCACCTACTATAACATCAACTACAGGTTCGTTGCCTGGGGGGAATTCTATAGTTTGACTGTCGTCGGCATAACATAGAGGAGCAATACACTCTCCAAAGTCTTGGCTGATTTGTTTTAGATTAGTGCCAGTTAACACATATTGAAGTTCTTCTGGCATAGGCTTTTGCGAACCAAACTGCATAGCATTATCTAAAATATGTAGCAGAGCATTTTGACGGTCATCTTCATATTTTTCTATTACAAGTCTTTTAATGTCTTGATATAGTTCTTTTTTGCTTGTGTATACGTTTCCTAGACCTAGTGTTACAGGCGTTAATTCTTTTTTGTTGAACCCTTTTACACTCTTGCCGCTGCCTTCAACCTTCCTGCGAGTGGCAATATAATATGTTTTGCCTTGATGCTGAAATTCAAATGGTGCTGCTTGACTATAAGATGTTAGTTTAGCCGAAGTGGGCTTTAGTGTAATAGAGGCATCAACTTTCTTAAGCAACTGTTCTGCCTCATCTTTGTCTAGTATGGATACTTTTTTAAGTGTACGAAGATGATAAGGTCTACCATACTTTTCTGTTTCTCTTGTGTCTTGTATGTAAAGAGCAGGGTCGTTTACCCTTTTTACAAGATCAGATAAATCATTTAGATCAGCAATTTTTTGTTGGGTCATTTCTACATATCGCATATTATATTTATTCGTCGTGTGTCCAGGTATAACCGCCTAAATCGTTTGCTTCTGCCCAACGAATAAATAGACCACACTCTCTTCCGTGTGCTTCAATTTCCCAAGGTCGATCCCAATACTCAGGATCTTTTGCCAACCATTTACCTTGCCACCTATGCTTATTTTGAATAGTGCTTTCGTACAACTCTCCCCGTGCATATTGCTTCACGTGAACCATTTCGTGGCATACAGTTTCTAATAGTCTACGAAGTCTAAGTCCTTTATGGATTTCTAATTCAAACTGTCTAGGTCGGCTAGGACAATCGTAATCATTAGACAAGCAATACCCGTAAGCATCTTTAAGTTGTGTAAGCTTGATATGAATATCTAGATTTGTTAATCTAGGCATAAGCAACTCAGCACAAAACTCAACAATACTTTTGACGTGCTTCTGTTGTGATGCTGTGCCGCCTTCAATCGAGATATCCATAACGTAGCCCCATTTTGTTACAACTTATACTACTATAATATACTCAATCTTCGGATGTGTCAACCACTAAATTTGAATCTAGAGTCGGTGTATGATACCCTTTGAGCACATCTTTTGAATTATTTTCGCCAGATTGCCTAAATTTGCGTATATCATACATAATATTTACCAGTTTTTGCATACTACCAGGGCCCTCCCATAATTCATTTAAACAAGAATTAATCTTATCTAATGAAATAGAAGTAATATGATTACGTCTAGTCTCAGCAAGTTGATCCCAAAAATATTCTAATAAAAAAGATTGAATAGATTGTGGTATCAGCGAATGATCTGAATATGCAAACGTGCCGGTAAAGCCGTTAATATAAAATGGAATATCTTGGGGTTGGTTATTCCAATAGGCTAGGGTAGACTGACGAGCTTTTTCGTAATCAAACATTAAATTTTCCTCTTTTTGATGAATGAATTAATATTATATTATAGTTTTTTGACTTTGTCAACTATAATCTAAAAGTAATTCTGCCTTTAGATAAATCATATGGTGTCATTTCTACTCTTACTCTGTCACCCTGTACTAATCTGATTCTAAATTGCCTCATTTTCCCGCCAGTATATGCTGTAACAATATGATCATTGTCTAGCTGTATCTTAAACATTTGATTAGGCAGGACTTCTACTATTTCACCTTCTAGTTCAAAAAGGTCGCTATTCTTCCCCATTTGTCTCCTCTTTTTTAGACATTGTAATAACTCCGTCTTCAACAGTTATCTTTAATACATCACCTGGTTGCCAGCCCATTCGTTCACTTACTTCAGGAGGAATGTTCATTAGTACGTTTTTGTCATCACCATCGATGTCTTCAAATATGTCTTCTACTTTATATGTTATTGTTTTACTCATCTATTATTTATTCTCCGGGTTAAATCCTGGTACATAAGGAAAATTAAAAGCTATTGTTGTGCGCACTGTGTTTGGCGGCGATTCTTGAACTTCGTGTTCTAAGTATGATGGGAAAAATAGCATAAGACCTTTTTTTGGTTTATAACCAAAACTATTCCAACTCCAGGGTGTATCTTTGTAATGTTTTGAATAATCAACTAGATTATTTGGATTATGAAAAATAAGTTCTTGTGCATTTTCATTTGCTCTAATCCAATACACTCCACTAATGCCGTGTATTCCGTGACAATGTCTTCCGTGTTTATTACCTTCGTCTTTGTAATCTTGAGTCCAAAACTCCATCAAACCTGGACTTACTTCTAGTCCTGTGCAATCTGAATAAGCATCCTTAACTTTTAAAATTTCTTCGAACAATTCGGGTGTATCGTGTTGTAGATCAAGAACTCGTTGAGGTAATGCAAAATCTCCGTACTGGCTTCCGGTGTTAGGCAATTGGTGTTCTTTTTCTAAAAAAGTTTTTTCTACTTTATTTGCTATTTCTTCAGGTACATCGTGTGACATTATACCTACAGAAAAAAGTGTGTCTACGTGCATTGATTAGCATACCTTCCCATTTCCATTTCAAAGTTTTGAGCTGCATAAATGTTTTCAAAATGAAAAGTGTGTTCGTAAACATTTGTCCACGTTGTGCAACTCCATTCGTGTTTTTCACACTGACGCTTGCACCAAGTTTTGCCTCTATCAACTACATCGCTATGTAGTCTTACAGTGTGACCTGGTAGCCAACTTTGTTTATACTCAAATATTTCTTGTGGTGTCATAATATAAATACTTATATGCAAGACGCTTACACCAATGTCTTTTATGATGTTGTCCAAGAAAGCAAAGGCAAACACGGATATGATTTGCCACACGATATAGAGGCCTACGTTGTAATGCTGTTAGCAAGTTACGTAGACCGACCAGAGTTTTTGCCTGAAGAAACCTTTGCCGAAGCATACCTAAAACTTTCGCGGCCCGGCGATTATTCAGCAAAAGAGCTAGGCGATACTTGTTTATTTGTAACTGGTGTGTTTCCTGCATATGGGTCTAAAAAAGGATTAAATAGAAAATACTTTCAAGATATAGGATCTAGTTCTTATGAAATTGTAAGTGAAGTGATGAACTACGATCTTTTTTATCCATTGTCTCAACATTTTGACTTTGTAAGTGATTTCATTGAAATAACTATTCATTCGTCCAAACGTGAACTGAATAACCTTTTCCGTTAGTATCACCACCTTCATTATCAATGTCTACCCCATCGTATTCAATGCTTGTGATTATGTCTTCTCCATTAGGAAATTCACTCGTATATACCTTAAGTTTTTTTGGGTCAAAATCACCAGTAGTTTCAATTACACCATCAAAGAATGTTCCTTTTTCTGCACTATAAAATTGAAGCACATACTCATCTCCGTATTCTTCTTCTGGTCCAGAATCTAATAATTCTGCTTCGTAGTCAGATTCTTCCATAATATTTTGAATGTAATCATCGAGATTGGTTCCATTAATAATTTCACCTATATAGTTTGCGCCATACTCTGCAGAATCTACTTCATCAACACTAAAAGTTGCATTAGAATATTCTAATCCCCATTGATGGCTAAATTCATTGTGGTGTTCATACCAAGGACGATAGTCACCGTCTTGGTCTTTCATAAAATCAGCTTCGTCGGGTACACCGGTAATATCCTCAAACTCAAACTCTCCATCTTCAGCACTTACCATATAATTTACAACATCACTGTCACCGTGTTCTTCTACTACTTCATTCCAGAATTCATACTGATCACGGTTTAAGTTAATGTATGCAGCTTCACCGCCGTATCCCCATAGGTTTATACGATAAAATCTAGGTCCGCTTAATTTATCTACAAGTTCTTGTTTTTCTTCAGATGTTGCCATTACATTTCTCCTGTTATGTCTGGTCGTTGATCTAAAATATCTTGATCTGGATGTTTTCTAGTTGCAAAATTAATTATGTCGCTATGATTAAAATCGTAATAAAAATATTGAGTGCCTGTTCTAGGAACTTTGACTTGCCAAACACCGTTTAATAATATGCCGCTTGCACTACTTGTTTTCCCCTCATACGGAAACCCGTTCATTTTACAACTATTATCAACTGTAATTATAGGAATGCCGCAAGTATAACTTAACATACGTAAGTTACCTTCGTGCCAAGCATCTGTGATATCGTCATAGTTAGGCAATTCGCCTCTAAAACCATTTGTGGCGTGAAAGATAACTTGTGCGTTCAAATTATCTGTGACAAACATAGGTAAACTAGGTTGTCCCCGTAATGGCCCTCCCCAAAAATCGTTACAAATTAATCCAGCAGCCCAAAAATTTTGTCTGCTATCTTCCATATCAATTAAAGTTACTTCACTTGGAACTGTCTGATCATAACTTGTTATTGTATGATGTTTGTTTGTAGATCCCAAAAAGTTACCTGTTTTAGAATAAAAACGTATTTGGTTTTCTTTTCTATATCCTTTCGGAAATCGATCATCATCTTCTGCCCACATTGTACCTAGGCATAATCCCACTTTTGCATCTTTTGCATATGCAACCACTAAAGCTTCTGCATTAATTACATCTTGTACGGTACGTCCTTTATATGAATCCCAATCAGGAATATAACCGGAAAGCGAACCTTCCGGTGTAAGCAAATAATCTACTTCTTTTACCTGAGCCCAATCTATTGCTTTTTTGATATTAGAAACATTAGTTTCTAAATCGTCAGTACAGGCAATCTGAGCTCCGGCAAACCTAATTACATCAGTCAATGTTTATAACCAAATCTTTTTCTAAGTAGTCTACACAATTTTCAGGAGTTGATTCCACATATGGGTCATCATCCGAACCATCGTTGTTAATGCCTGGTTCTTGCCACCATTTTTCTACAATGCCGTTATTGATAATAGCCATATATCGCCAGCTACGTAAACCAAATCCTAGATGATTTTTGCCAATCAACATACCCATAAAACGAGTAAAGTTTCCTGATCCATCTGGAATCACTTTTACGTTTTGAATACCTTGAGACTTTGCCCAAGCATTCATAACAAATGCATCGTTGACGCTCATACAATAAATTTCATCAATATCTTGGTTACGAATACGATCGTAGTTTTCTTCAAAGCCTGGTAACTGATATGTAGAGCAAGTAGGTGTAAATGCACCCGGCAAGCTAAACAACACTACTCTTTTGCCTTTGAAGTAATCGTCTGTTGTTTTATCTTCCCAACGGTAAGGGTTGTCTCCGCCGATACTTTCATCTCGGACTCGTGTTTTGAACGTGACCTGGGGTAATTTGAACCCTTCAATCATAATATTAATCTCCTAAGTAATATAATTAGTGTAGCACTAAAAGTTTACTTAGTCAACCAATAAAATTACCAACCTTGTTTTGGCCGAGGAATCTCTTTATCATTAAAGTAATACCTTGCTGTATCATCAGTATAATTAGCATCTACAAAAAGATCTTCGGGATTATTTACATTATGTAAAACCATTAGTTTACAAACTTCATCTACTGCTGCCTGTTTAGCTGCCTCTAATTCGGTTAAATGAGGTTGCCCAAAAGGCTTCAGTTCATCTTTAATTGGATTTACTTCTACAGGCCCAAATTGTGCCATCAAGTCTTCGTGAGAATCAAAAGTTAATGAGGTATTATTTTTCATAAAAATATTTATCCTAAAAACGTAACAGTGGCTCCTCCTATGATTGCAATAAGTATGACACAAAGCCATATATAGTGCATTGCTGTTGTGTCTCTATGACTCCACATTACTTCATATCATTTAGAGGATTATCCAGTGCCTCCTGTAGTAATTCTCTAATGTCCTTGTCTAGCTTATCCATATCTTCGTCTATTCTACTTTCAGTTGCTCTCATTGTATCACGCACATCTTTTTCAGTTTCGCGATTAAGTGACTCAACTTCACGTATGCTTTGTGCTACATCTTTTTCAACCTGATTTATGTCGGCACGTACACCTTCAAGAGTTGCTTCAATACTTGCTTGTGCATCTTTAACACGTTTCTCTGAGGCGTCTACTTTGTCCTCCATTCTATCAACTGCTTGCTCAGTCTTTAGAATGTCTTCACGTAGTCCGTCTTTGATGTCACGAGTGTAGTCTACTGCTTCTTCAAGTTTGACTTCTATAATGTCCATACGCTCGCTGTATGATGCCATAAGCTCTTGATACTCCTGCTGTTGGTCTACAAAAGCTATTGCTTCTTCTATCTTTTGATACATCAAGAAGCCTCCGTATAATGAACCTATTACAGCACCTACTAAACTAAGTGCTGCTGTTGCAGTTACAAACGTAACTTTTATACCAAGGACACGGAACTCTTTGTTCTTTAGATTTTCTATGCCCTCTTCCATATTTTCTAGGCTTTCACCTAAGTCTTTGTCAGCCATTGCCCTCTCCTTTATTCGTATTGCGATCTAACCATATCTCTATGCAGTTGATCGCTTGCCCCATTGAACAACCTTGCATTAGGGTTGTCATAATTTTGTTGTCCTTCGTATATTTCTTTAGGTGCGTAAAATGCACCGTCTGCTAGTCCGTCTGTTTGGTATGCTCTAAAGTTGGGATTGTAACCCATTAGTGCAGCATTTGCATCTTCGTTGTCTGTGCCTGCTAGAGCTTCTGCAACTAGTGCATCTTCTTTTGCATTTTGATCTTCAAAAGATTCTGTGCTTTCTTCTATTGAGTTTTCTACTATACTTGTTTCTAAATCTTGTACTCTAGCAAGAGCAAGGTTAATTGCACTGTCTACTGCTGCAATATCAAAGTTAGATCCAACTACTAGTTCGATTGCTAATCCGCCTGTGTCTCCTGGATCATTTGATTGTCCTGGAGTAGACGATATAACAACATTCATTGTGCCAGGCTCTCCAAAACTGCTAGGTAATCCTGTTGTGTCTGTTGTTGTGTCTGTTGTTGTACCCATTGCTAGTGCTTGACTTGCTGATGAACCACTGCCATCATCGCTTCCGCTCATAGACTGTGATCCAAAGTTTTGTGATCCTGTAGAACCTGTGCCTGCTACACTTGTATCTGAACTACCTGTTGTGCTACTGCCAGTGTTTGTAGTTGTGTCTGAACTTGCTCCAACTGCTGTTGATGTAGTAGATGCTACTGAACCTACTTCTGTTGAACCTGCAACAACTGCTGTTGCTGTTGCAGTTTGTTCTGCGTTAACTGCATCTGCTGCTGCTATGTCAGATTGTATATCTGCACTTGTTTGTTCTGCGGCTGCTACACTGGATTGTGAGTTTGCAACTGCTCCTGAGCTTGCTGCACTTGCTACGTTGTCTGCTGCTGCCACTGCGGCTGCTGCTACACTCAAAGGATTAGTACTAGGTGCATTAGACGCTGATGATTCTTCTTGTGCTACTTCTTCTGTAGCTTCTTCTACTGCTGTTTCTTCTACCACAGCAACTTCTTCTACCACAGCTACTTCCTCAATAGCTTCTTCTATTGCTGCTTCTTCTGCGACTGTTTCAACTGGAGCAGGATCAGTTGCCACCGCAACTTGAGTGCTTTCTTGCGTTTGCCCTGTGTCCACTTCTTCAATAGTTTGCGTCTGAGTTTCTGTAAATGTTTCACCTAATGTCTCCTCTAATGCTCCCGATCCGTCATCTAATGATGCTGTTGATGTTTCTTGTACTGACTCTAGGAATGCTTGATCGTCTGTTGTTCCTGCAGGATCTGCTGTATTAGAACTTGCAATTAGTTCTAGTAGTGCATCTTGTTCTGCTGCTAGTGCATCTGCATAGCCAGGACACGTAGGATCACTCAATGGATCTAAATCACAACTATTATCTTCTTCTGGCGGACGATAAACATACAATCCGTATACCTGTCCTTCTCTAAATTCTGGACCCCACCAACCTAACCAGTATCCTGCATCCATTCCGTATACTTCAATTGTTACTGTATCAACACCTGTTGCGTCTGTACCAAATGCTTGTGGGAATAATTGCTGTCCGTACTGTAGCTGCCAGTTTGCTATTTCATACGAGTAATCATATTCTTTTGAATATAATTCATTGCCTGCGGTATCCTTAAATGTTACTGTTACAGTTAATGGATCTTGACAACAGGTTTGATTTGCTGTCGTTTCATTTGCGTTGTAGTTTTTAACTTTCCATTGGTACAAGTATCCAACAACATCAATACCTACACTGCGTAGTGCATCAGAAATTACATCTTGTGTTTGGACAATATTTGCTGCATTATAACCAAAACGTATAGCACCATCACCGTTGACACCAATGTTAGCACAAGAGCCGCTTGTATTTCCTGCCCACGAGCCGTCACCATTATTATCTGTACTTTGTATTAAGCATCCGTGGCCGTTGCCAGGTTTCACACTCCAAGCATTTGGATCATTAGTTAATAATGGATCAAAGTAGGTTATATCTTCTTCAAGATAATCAGGATCGCCAGGCAAGCCATAGATGATGGAAGTATCTACTGTACCAGTAGTACCGTCACTAAACGTAGTTTCTTGTGCTAAACTATTAGAGGCCCAAAAGCAGAACCATAATCCCAGCACCGAGGATGCCTTTAACAGCCCCTTCCATTTGGTCATTACGTCTTGTCTCCTGTTCTATGTTTGTTGGTTGTAGCTCAGGATTTAGTTCCCACTTCTCTTTTGCTTCTACGCCAATTGATCCATCAAACGGGCAAGGAGTACCTGCCATTTCCATTGCACGATAAACACTAGCATCTTGACACATAAGAGCAACTGCTGCAACCTTCATACCCATATTGTAGAGTGTTTTAGAATTTTTTAGTCTTTCACAATTTAAATCACGAACGTGTCCACCGCCCGATGCACCAAGTATTTGTGTTTGCACAGCCGCAGAATATGTCACCGTACAAGTGTCGTTGCCGCCTAGCATAACAGTAGGTGCAATAGCACTTGGAGGAGGTGATATGATTTCTTGTCTTATATCACTTTTATTGTTATTGTTATTATTGTTTGTATTATTATTTGTATTAGTATTCGTATTTGTGTTATTAGAAGTAGTATTATTGGTGTTTACGTTTGTATTGGTATTATTACTAGTAACATTACTTGTGCTATTAACTGTTTGATTTACATTTGAATCAGTAGTTTGGTTCACATTTTGATTGATTGTTGAATCACTAGTTTGGTTAATAGTCGTGTTATTAGTATTAGTGTTTGTATTGTTTGTGCCACCACTCAATATATTATTATTTGTGTTGGTAGTTGTGCTGTTAATAGTTGTGTCGTTGGTATTCACATTGGTGTTTGTATTCGTATTAGTATTATTTGATGTACTATTTACAGTAGTATTATTTGTATTCAAATTAGTATTTGTATTTGTAGAGGTAGTTGTACTATCAATTGTTGTATTGTTAGTATTTGTATTTGTGTTTGTATTGTTTGTACCGCCACTCAACACATTGTTGTTTGTATTAGTGCTAGTAATTGTTGTATTGTTAGTATTCAAATTGGTGTTGGTATTTGTACTATCAATTGTTGTATTGTTAGTATTAGTGTTAGTATTTGTGTTAGTGCTAGTACTGTCAATAGTACTTGTATTAGTGTTGGTGTTGTCCGTTGTTACATTACTAGTTGTGTTTGTAGTGGAGTCATTGTTAGTGGTGACATAGCTAGTAGAATCGTAACTAGTCCCGTCAATTACAGTTTGCGCCCTACTTTCTAAAGATAATAGCATTACTACACCAGCCATTAGTGCCCAAGATGTATACTTCTTCATTATTTTTTTTACCCTCTAATATATTTATATAGTACAATTTACAGTACAATTTTTAGATTCCCTCACATATATTTAATCGTTCTGGTGTTAATAATTTAACACCTAGTTAATAAATACAGTATGTATAAAGATGAACAAGACGCACTATTTGAAGTGTTTGATGAAATGGATCAATACAGAAAAGAACGTGAACCACAGCCACTAGACGCTGCGGTTGATGATTTTATTATTGATAAAATAAAAGATGCGCTTATACAAGAAAATTGGAATCAAACTAAGGCAAGTAATTGCTTAGGTATCAAACGCACTACACTTATTGCTATGTGCAAACGTCTTAAAATATTTTAACCTTCAACAGGTTTATCTTTAATCCACAAACAATCTACACTTTGATTTGGACCTGTAACAAGCACTGCTGCTTTGCTCATTGCTTTAATACAAGCATCTTTATCGTTGTAATTGCCAATGTGATAATGTTCTATTGTTTGTCCGTTTAGTGCTAACCAAATCAATATCCACATATTACCACTTGCCCTGACTTTTACCAATGAAGTAAAAAACTGCTGTTAAAATTGCTGCTCCAATAATTGCTGCAATTATTCCTACAGTCCATTCTAGTATTGCCTGCTTGCGTTCTTCTGCTGCATAGACTGCTTCCTTGCGCTTCTTGCGCATTTCGCCCTCTATTTTAACAATTTGATCCCAGGCACTTGGACCATAGTACAATGAAATATAACTGCGCAATTCTTCACGCATTTCTTTAGCCTTTTGCTTCTGTCCCCACACTTCAAGAGCATTTTGCTCAATTTCACTTGCGCCGAATAATTTTTTAAAGAATGGAGGATTTTCTGCTTGTTTGTGTGCAAAGTCTAAATCGCTTACACTGGTAGCCCATTGGTTAAGGGTACCTGCCATATCAGATATTTCTTTACCTGTTGCTATTGCACTTTTGATGCCATTGTAAGCTGCGGTTGCCATTCCAATGGCGCTGACTGGATCTATCAAATATTGCCCTTTCTTTGATAGAAGAGCCCTCACGCTCTACACTAGTATTTATATAAAATTCTAATTATGCTGCGTTACTAACAATTAAGTTTACAACCCACATTACAAACACAAAAGTTCCTATGCAGGAAACACCTATAATAGTTCCGTCTATTATTAGTGCTTGTTTAGCTGCTCGTCTTCTTGCCTCTGCTATTCGTGCTTCGCGAATGCGTCTACGTTCTAACATCATATCTTCGTAGAATTGACTTTGACCTGTGTACAACAAGAATTCTCTTAGTTCTTTTTCTAGCTGCATAGTCTTGTGTTTTGCTGCTGTGATTTCAAGTGCTTGTGCTTCTACACTAGTGCCACTAAAAAGTCTCTTAACTTTAGAACCTTCTTTGTGTTCAACACTTGCTTCTGCAATACTTTCTTTTGCATCAAAGAATTTACCAAATGCACTTGCAACGTCTTGGGCTTCTCGCCCCATTTCTATCGCACGTTTAATACCATTGTAAGCAGATGTTGCCATACTTACTGCGGCTGCAATTTCTACCATACCTACGCCCTCGTGGGTACTAGTAATACACTGAGCCCTCAATGTATAATCATATTTATGTTAGTTATCTTTTTTGTACTTAACTGTAGTAAGTCTTTGTACAAGAGGCCCCATCTCAACAGGGTTCCATATTTTTTCTTTAGTACTGCCTGCGTTTGCTACACTATATCTAATTTTAAGTGCTACATCTCCGGAATTTTTATCATATATAAAAATACCAGGTCTAGGAAATCCATCTTTGCCTTTACCCATAACAAGTTTAGAATCAAGGTCAATGTCTTGTGCTCTTAATCTACTAGCAAGGCGACTAAATGTATGCACACTACTTTTGCCTGTTGACTTCAAACTTATAAGTCTTACATTTGGATTACCGGATGTAGCTGCCTGAGATGTGTATTCACCTATTTTTGCAACGACACCTGCTTCATTTTTTGCATCTTGTCCTGCTAGTATTTCTTTAAGTTGACGATGTGCTTGTTCATAAGCGTCAACCCAGAAATCAGTTTTACTTTCTATTTTACCTTCTGGTCTTTGTATTTCAACACCTAGTGGCCCGAATAGTTTTTGTGCTGCTACAACAACCCCGTCATTTTTTAATGCTCCGCCACCTACTTGACCAATAGTATCACTACCTGCTTTAAGACTGATAGCAAGTCCTTTCAGTGGACGCATCTTTCCGTCCTCGCCACGAACAAATGCATCAATATCTGTTTTACGTCCTTTTTGATCACTAAGACCATCGCTGTCTACTTTAATTAAGTCTGCTTTACCATTTTTATAAAAGTAATCTGCGTATTTGTCAATTTGTCCACTATTAGCATAGTGAACTGCTGATTGTGCAATGTTTGCCATTTTAGGCCAAAAGTTTTCTGATCTTAAAAACTCCATTGCAGGACCACGTATAGCAACTTTAAATTCAATAGTATCAGCAATCTTACTATTAAGGTCGGTTACTTTATATGTTTCTGCACCTGAGCCAATAGCTTTGTTTAGTGTAGTTTTTAAATCGTCAAAGTTTATGTCTTCTACAGAATTCTTACCACGTTTAATTAATTTTGCAACAACTGCTGCTGACAATAAGGGTTCTGCAAGATCACCTTTGTTTTCTGCTGTGCTACCTTTTGCACCTGCTGCGTGATTTAATCCTGATTCGATGTTACTTACTGATCCAGTAAGTGTAAATCCTTGTCCGTTTGGCCTTTGGAACGACATTATGCCGCCTGATCCTCTACCAACTTGTATTGTAGGTCCTTGAATTTTTTCTACCCAGGTTAATGTTTCTGATTGTTGAAAATCTGGAACTTCTTGCTGGATGATACTTAATAATGCTTGACCGCCTTTACTTCCAGATACGTTTACTTTATGTCCGTATGAATATGCTCCAGGGCGGCTAATTATACTAGCTTCTCTTATTTCTTCAAATCGCATTTTGTATTCCTACTAATTTATAGTATTTATGCGATCTTTGGAAACAACATATCTCTACAGAATATTTCTACATCTTCTTCAGGTAAGCCCAACGACTTCATTACGGCGGGTGTATGAGGGTTTTGCTGCTGATTATGACAATAATAATCTTGTGCAGCTTGCACTAAATTTTTGTCCCCATAACCATTAAATTGCGGAACTTCTTCAAACCAAGCACGTAGATTAGACAAAGCAATATCTATAATAGGTCCTGCTTCATCTTCTTTGACATTGCCGGCGGCAAGCATTTTATCTGTAAAAATGTTTTGTGCCCATTCTGGTAGTTCACGTTGTTTCTTAGGAATGAAGTCTTCTACACTTTCTTTATATCCATCGATCATTGGATGGTCGAAAGTAGCACTTGGTGAAAAGTCGTGAAAGGCTCCTGTCATTTTGTTTTTGCCTGCAATAACATCAAAGCCGTATATAGGCGCATCGTTGTGTAGTACAGGAAAACAACATACGTGCATCATCCACAGGCCTTTAGTCTCACGAGCATCTACAACATCAATATGAGCACGGCGAACGCTATCATTACTCCATACCCTATTAACCCAACCGTTATCTGGTTGATTGAATTCTGAAAGTCCTGGCTCTTCAATTTCTTTTGCATATTCATCAAAAATGTCAAGTATTTCCTCCTTACAATCTATTAGTTTATTCCATATTGCACTCATTCTATACCTCTAAATCGTAGTAAAAATAATTAAGTCCGTTATCGTTTGCAGTGACAAGCCATTCGCCTCTGTATATTATACCGCTGGTACTACTTGTCGTTCCTGTATACACTTTTCCATCTATTGTATTACAATTATCAACAGTAAGAATTGGTACACCGTATCGGGCGGCCATCCATAAGTGTATATCCCCGTATTCTTTAATTTTTTGATTGCTCTTCTCGTCGCCTGCTTTTTCAGCTCTAAATCCATTTGTACTATGACAAATAAAATCTACATTATTGTCTGCATAATATTGCAAATTTTCGTTAGCAATTACTTTTTGATTTAGTTCACCCCATAAATCATTACAGACAAAACTACCCACACTAAAATCGTAACGACCATTTGCATTTATACCCTCAAAATTTGTAATTACAGAACTCTGTCCTGGATAACATTCATCTGCGGGTATAACCATTTGCTTACTATAAGTTCCTGCAGGCTGTCCTGCATCATTGTAATATTTTATTTGACTTTGTTTCACTAAGCCAAAATCTACAGGTTGAATATAAAGTGTTGGCAAACCTATACTTACACCTGCAGATGTTGCTGCTCTTACAACATTACTAAGATGGAATTCAATGTCTTCTTCAAATATATCTCGAAATGGTCTTAAATATCCACTAAGGGCGCCTTCAGGAAATAAAATAAAATCTACTTTATTGTCTGATGCCCATTCTAAAGCTGTTAGTATTTGACTTACATTTTTTTTTACATTATTTGTAACAGGAATTTGTGCGCCAGCTATTCTCATTTTACATCTATCATTTGTTGAAATAATTTTGTAGCAAAATCAAAACATATTTTTGCTTCATCTGCCATAGAATCGTTGCAACGAGATCTAATCGATTCTTTTAGACTATCGACATCTGTTTCAAATTGATATAAACGACCTTCGCCAGGAACTTTTTTTGAAATCATTTGTCCGCCGCTTGCATCTCCCATATGCCTAACGTAAATATGGGCCATTAATTTATCTGGATCGTCTTTTATAGACATAAGATGATCCATATAGTCTTTGACAACCGGAAGTAACGGAGGTTGATTCGGATTCGTTTCGCCCCATAGTTCTTGATAGTCTTGGTGTATTGCGGGTGCTCTTCTTGTGTCTAACAGATTGTGTAACATACTTAAAGTTTCTAATAAATTATACTGGGGGTGCAGATTAAAAAGAAATGTAGCATATCTTTCATTTGATATGTCACCGCTCATTAGTTCTTTTACAAACTCTTGGCGTTCTGCATTTTTATGATGTTCCCAAGTTAATTCTTTTAGACTCATTCTTCTTCTACTCTTACCTGAAGTGGAAATCCGTGTGATCTACTTGCATTAGTAGCTTCTAAGGATTTAGTTTCTGCTATTTCGTACTTATACGTGCCTACGATGGCTGAGCCTTCATTATGAATTTGCATACATAAATTTTCTGCACCTGATTGGCTATGCTTAAAGATTTCCTGTAAAACACCAATTACCCATTCCATTGGTGTAGCATCGTCATTGAGCATAATAACATTATATAGTGAAGGCTCTTTAATTTCTTTTTTGATTTTTTCGTCAATAATGACATCTTGTGTAGTATTAGTATTCATTTTATCTCCTTTAAAGATGGGGGAGTATAAAAACTCCCCCTAGACAGATTACTTGCTGTCTAATTCGCCTTCGATATAAGAATTATCTTGAATCTTAATTTTCTTAGGCTGTAGTTCTTCTGGAACTTCACGCTTCAAGTGGATGTTTAGCATACCTAATTCAAGATTTGCACAATGCACTTCTACGTGATCAGCAAGTGTAAACTCTCTACGGAAGTTGCGTCCGCCGATTCCTTTGTGTAGGTAGTTTACTGTTTCATCGCCTTTCGGAGATGTACCTTCTACTCTCAAAATGTTACCATCTTTGGTTACATCTAAGTTATCCATACCAAAGCCTGCAACCGCAAGAGAGATCATATACTCGTCTTCGTTGATTTGTGCAATGTTGTATGGAGGGTAACCATTTGATGCGCTATTTGCAAAACGTGCTTCCATTTCATCAAATAGTCTATCAAAGCCAATAGTTGCTCTGTGAAAGTTAGGTAGGTCTAGAGTTGTTAGTCTTGTCATTTTGTTTCTCCTTTAATAAGCAAGATTAATGTAAGGACCCTTTCGGCGTCCAAGTTTATTTATCATTTGCCAATCGTACTCGATTCATAAATTGCATTATGAGTTTGAGTACAACGAACAAATGTTGTACACTTTGACAAGTGCTTCAATCGCACTGCCCCAGCGTATGTGCAGGTGGATCTAACACCCCCGAGGATCTCTTGTACAGTATCTGCTACGGATCCTTTGTAAGGTACTAGAACCGTCCTGCCTTCTGACGAGCGATAATCTTTCAACCCGCCAAAATGCTTTTCGTTTGCGCTTTTACTACTCATACCGTAGAATTGCACAAACTTCTTTTCTTCATAAACGGACTCAAAGAATCCGTCATCTGTTTTAGTCACTTCATTAGTTTCGTAAGTCTTAGTGATTACTTCGCCGCCACCTTCATCGTGTCCGGCAAGCATACCACCAAGCATCACAAAGTCAGCACCTGCTGCAAATGCTTTTGCTACATCGCCTGGAGTTGTACAACCACCATCAGCGATAATATGCCCGCCAAGCCCGTGAGCAGCATCCGCACACTCAATGACTGCGGATAGTTGCGGATAACCAACACCAGTTTGTATACGTGTCGTACAGACCGACCCAGGGCCAATCCCAACTTTAATAATATCTGCTCCAGCAAGAATAAGTTCCTCCGTCATTTCGCCTGTAACAACGTTACCTGCAATGATTACAATGTGTGGATAACGCTGTCTAAAATTGCGCACAAATTCAGCAAAACGTTCTGAATATCCGTTAGCAACATCAATGCAAACATACTTTAGATTACTGTCTGCTTGTTCATATACATCGCGGAACTTCATTTCGTCTTTGTCTGTAATACCAATGCTCATAGCAACATAGTTGGTACGATTGTAGTCGTCAGTATCAAAGAAGTTTACTAGTTCGTTTACACTATAAGTTTTAACTAGACAAGTAAAAATACCTTCTCTAGCAAGACTGTCAGCCATTTCAAATGTGCCAACACCGTCCATATTACTTGCCATAATAGGAACTCCTCGCCAATGACGATGTTCTATATTATCTGGAAAGTCTGGTTCATAGTTACGGAATGTGTAACCACGTTCTAGATCAACTTCTTTGCGGCTGCCAAGTGTTGAACGCTTAGGACGAATCAAAACGTCCTTATAGTCTAGTTTTACATCTTCTTCGAGACGCATTTTCTAGTATCCTCTTTCCTGTTCTTGTTTACGTAGTTTTTTCAACCAACGTGCTCTGCCTGCAGCTTTTGCTTTCTTCCTTTTTAAGCTAGGTTTAGTATAAAATTCTCTTTCACGTAGTTCTTGAAGTATACCAGCTTCTTGAACTTTCTTTTTAAATTTACGTAATGCAAAATTAAAGTCTCCATTACGTACTTCAACACTGAGTCCTTTGACATTGTGATCTTGATTGTTGAAATTCTTATTACGTTTCAATTGTACCTCCTAGGTTCGATAAGAAATCTAGCGTATAATTTCTATTTTTACTAATATGATTATACACTGTATCTTGGCTGTTTGTCAACCAATAAGTTTTAGGTTTTGCAATAAAGTATCCAAGCAAATCTCTTATATGAGGACTTACGTAATCAACGTCTATAATTGCTAAATCGCATACGCCAAAAACATTAAGTAGCCATTCAACTTCTTTGTCATTATATTCTGGCTTGTCATAGATGTAAACATTGATGTCAAAATCTATTTTGCCAAGAAAATCATATTGCAGTGATTTTTGTGTATCAGCAGAAGGATACATCAAAAGCATTTGATAATTATCATCCCTAAGAATATCAAACGGCGTGATAAGTTGTACTTTAGTCAATATTAAGACTCTTTGTTAATTTTATTAAAGATTGTGTTTTCTGATTGTTCAGCATTTTGCGAATAACCTTCTTGCTCTTTGTAGTTATCGCTTGTCGAAGTGTCTTCCCAAGGAAGTGAATCAATTAAACCCTTCACATACAGATTTTTATACCTTTTTAGTGTATCGTTAGGATGTTGTTCCTTCCAGGCTGTTTTGCTTGCTTGAAACTGTTCGTCTTTTTCCTTTTCTTCGTACTCAAGTTCTCTTTTAATTTCTTCAGGGTGTTTAATTTTTTTAGAAACTACTTCGTCGTGTTCGTCTTTGTAGAAGAACTTGTTTCTTGTTGGCGTCCATCCTTCAGGACGGTCCTCATCAGTCTGTACTTCAGGCTGTTCCATTGTTGTATTTGGAACATCTGTGTCGGTAATATCATCTTCTGATACCACGTCTCCCAAATCTGCATCTGTTGTAGTAGTAGGTTCTGTATCATCTACTCTTTCTCCTTCGTCCACTCTGTTGGAAGTGTCTCCTCCATCATTTGTGGCTCTATCATCGGTAGTATCTCTGCCAACCTCGACGGTGTCATCGGCGGCTGAACTTTCTGTGTTGGAGTCTCCTCTGCTTTCTCTTCCGGTTCTGTCTTCTTCTGTCCTATCTGATTGTTCATCATTAGGTCTATCAGGTGTTTCATTTAATTTCTCCTCTTCCGCAGGCGGCGTAGGATCGTCAATATCAAAACCAGGGTTGTCATTGATTTTCTGCGCTCTTAGTCTTTCATATTCTGCCCAGTCGAGCCGATGTCCCTCCTTCTGATCGTCTTTACGTTTGCGATGTAGTTCAAACGTATATTGACTTGCGATCAAAAGTAACACGGCCAATGGGTCAAAAACAAAGATGATAACTAGTATCACCCAGCGGACTGCTTCTTCTAGTAGGTCTTGGTCTGCTTTCTCTCCGTAAACAAACTCAGCCAAATATTTTACTGGACCTACTTCAGCTTCTAATTTTCTATATTCTGCTTCTAAGGCATATTTTTCTTCTGTAAGTGTATCAATTTCTGTGTTAGCATTTTTTATTCTAGCGTTTTGTTCTTCGATTGCAGCATCTATTTCAGCTGCCTTATCTTCTTGTGCTAGTTGCGCTCTTAGTCGTTCAATTAATGCTTGTGACTGTGCAACCTGCGATTCTGCACTTTCACGTAGTCTTTGTATTTCATCTCTTGCTGTTTGGATTGCAGGTGATTCAGTTCCTCGAACATTGTCTATTTGTGCAAGAATTTCAAGTTCTCTATCCTTAATAGCATCTGTTTGTTCACCTCGTATACGGGAAACAAGCATACCTAGTCTATCACGTTCGTCTGCCAAGGCATCTTGCGCTTCTTTACGTAAATTACTAATTTGAGAATTTATATCTGTGATTCTAACACGCTGTTGTTCAATCCAAGCATTTACTGCTCTGCGTGTGTTGTTACCTACAAATCCGTCAGGGTTTGAACCTATTGTTTGTTGTGCTTGTCTAATCTGTTCACGTTCGCCGCTTGCAATTTGTCCTTGTACTTTGACTATACTTTCTTCAATCTGTGCAATTTGTGCAAGCAGAGGATCTACAGCACTAGTATCTACTACCAAGGCACTGATTCTGTCTTCATACTGGTTTGCTTGCTCATTAAGCCTACGTAGTTCTTCAGATAAATTAGATAGTTGATCCTCATAAGGTTTTGTTCTAGTCGCATCAGTTTCACGAGCATCAGCTATAATTTGATTTTGTTGATCAATAGCAGGCTGTATGCGTTCGAATGCTTTATCTATACGTTCCTGCTCTTTATCAATTTGTGCTTGTATATTCGCATCTGCACCTACACCGTTAGATTGTAGATCTTCAATACGTTCTTGTGCTCTTACAACAATACCTTCTTGACGTGCAATCTCTGTTGTAAGCCTTTCAACTTGTGCAACACTTTCTTGGCTTGCACTTGTTTGTTCAATGTGTGCTTTAGATAAGAAACCAAATATGCCCATTGAAGTAATAAACATCAAAACAAGCACCGCAACTGTAAGATAAGTTTTTAACCACCAAGTTGCTTGCTGCCAATATCTGTGTAGCCATACAGCAGTTACAAGTTTACCAACTTCTAACACACTGCCCATAATAATAATAGGTATAGCAGCCGCAGCAAAAATAGCCACAAGGCCTGCTACAGAATAATATATTGCCACAGCACTAATAGATAGTGCTGTCAGCATTGTAAGTAATGCAAATATCATATAATATTTAACCCCATATGATCTCCAAATTAAACTGTAATTTAATCATTCCACCTATAATAGATATGATCTCCTATACGGCCAATGAGTTGAAATCCCCGTGCCCAACTTGGCGCAACATAAGTTGCGTGATAATGTGTAGACCCTTCAGTAATACCTCTAAAGTCACCATAGTTCACAATCATATATGCTGTTTGTTGTGCTTTGCGCCACGCATCTGTGTCTTTTGGATCGTCTGATTTACCATCACAATACCAACTAAACTGACATTGATTTCGGATAGGAACAGGCTCCCCTGTTTTCCAGCTAGGTTTATGGCGTCCATCGTACACAACATTACATACCGAATTCGGATATCTACTGTCATCTACTCGATTAAGAACAACATCAGCTACAGCAACCTGATCTGCAAAATTAGATCCTCGTGCTTCGTGGTAAATGTTAAGAGCTAGACAATATTCCTCTGGATGCGCATCTTTTGTAAAAAGTTCTTGAGCATTTGCCGTAGCGGCAACAAACAACATTACTGTTGTCAAAATTAGATGTTTCATTGATTTATCCCCTCACGTTATTTACCGGCGCATTCTTGCAAGATCTTTTGCTTCATTAGTACCTCGCATAATAGGTACAGCATTAGATTTGTGCATAGTGCCAATGCCAACGATAAGGTCTCCTGTATATTGTTGTGATTCTTTACGAGGTGCAAATCCTGCAATGTTATTAGATAGGCTAGGATATTGCTTGGTTTCGCGATGTACGGTAGGTTTTGGTTTGTATGTTTCAAACTCTTTTTTGCGTGGTTTGTGTTCGCCGCGAAGGTACGAAAGATACTGTTCGAACTGCTCGAACTGTGCCGAATGACAGTTTTGTTGCCGCATACGTTTGTTGTATGCTCGCCATTCTTGTTCTAGTTTAAGTCTTTGATTGTTGGTTAGTTTCTTAGGCTTACGCTTCTTGTAGTTGGTCGTAGTCATATACGGCCCTACTAAATGCATCGTCATAATAAAACTCCTGCTATTTTGTTAATAGTGTTACTATTATAGCAGGAGTTTGAGGGGTTGTCAACTGTTTTTCTTTCCTTCCATTAGAGCGACTGCTGCATCGTAATCTTCTTGTGCAATAACACCTTCACGCAACAACTTCTGTCTATTTGCCTCGTGCTTTAGAGCAATCTCTTCTTTTGATCCGCCAAAGTATGCTACTGCGTGACCTTCTTCAATAAGGATATCTGTAACACGCTCTGCTGGTTGTCCTTCATAGCGTTCTACTTTGAAGTCGCCTAAGATACGTCCGAACTTGCCTTTCATATCTTCGCCTTTTTTGTTTTCAGTTGTAATTAGTTTGCCGCCATCTTGAAGGAGTTCTTTCAATCTAGCCTTTGCTGCTTCACCAAATAGATCTTCTACTTTATCTCTTGTGCGTGATTCAGGAGTATCTATCCCCATAATTCGAACACGTTCATCTCTCAGTGTTACACCAAATCCTAAGTCAATATCTACGTCAACAGTGTCACCGTCGACTACCTTAATAACTGTGACGTCATATTCATTTTGTTGCATTTTTGCCCTCTCTTGTTAATGCTTATTCTTGTGGCGGTTTGTTACCCCATTTGCGTTCGTATGTGTCGTCTGTTGCATACGAGTCTGCCCATTTGTTTTCTGTAAACTTTGCAAAGTCAATTAACATTAAAATTTCTTCGTAGTTTTCAGATATCCATTGTTCGTGTTCTGCAAGTTGTTCTTTCATATCTTTTAAGTCACGTGCCATATTGATTTCATCTTCAACTGCCATACGACTTGTTAGTTCACTTACTTCCCCCTTGAGTGTTTCTATTGTTTGTGCTTGTTGTGCTGTCCACCATACAAATGCACTTACTTGCATAACGATCGCTATAACAACACCTATTCCAAATTTTGCGTTCATAGGAATTCCTTTACAGTTATATACTACGTTATTTAGTCAAGACTAAAGGGCGATGTTGCCACCGCCCTTTTACACTGTTTCTTCTATGTGTTTTTCTTAGAAACTAAAACCAACTGTTACACTTGGAGTAAACTCTTCTGAGTCTAGGTTGTAGTTTAGTTCTGTACCTAGTTCTAAACCTGAAACTGTACGACCGTATGAAGCACCTACGTTCTGTAGCACATCATCTGCATCACCGTTTGCATATGCTGTTAGACCCATCATAGAACCATCAACTTCAAAAGCAATTTGCTCGTCTGCTGAACCGTATGTTAATGTTGAACCTAGCATAATGTTTGCAACTTCAACTCCGTCAGCACGACCACCTAGTGTCCAGTTTTCTGTGTCTAGGTTGTAGTCACCACTTGCTGTGATTGATGCAAATCCTGTTCCCATTGTGTAAGCACCTTGAACATTTGAAATGTCTGAGATATCTGCATTCCAATCTGTTAAGCCTACTGCAACTTGTGCATCGCCTACAGATACTTTAAGTGATTCTTCCATTGCTGGCGCTGCTAATGTTGCACCGTTTTCGCCTTCAACAAATACACCGTCTTGATCACCAAATGATAGTGTTGCTCCTGCAACATCTGCACCAATTTGCCATTGGTCTAGTGTAAAAGTACCACCGTCTACTGATTCAACATTGAATGAACCAAATGCAACATTACCTGCACTTAGGCCTGCACCTAGTGTAAGAGTTGCTTCTTTGTCACTGTTGATTTCAACTTCCATTGAGCCAGTTAGCATTGCACCTACCGGCATTGGATTAACAGTGTCTGCGTTTGCTACAGTCGCGGCCATTGCTGCGGCTGCTGCTAAAATAAATACATTGCGCATTAATTTACCTTTCTTTTTATTTTTGTTATTGCGTAAAAAAGGGCAAGTGATCAGCTTGCCCTTTTGACTTTTTATTTACATATTTTTAGATGTGTATAACCTAAATAAGAACTATTCTTGATTATAATAGCATTAAGTGTTGTATCTGTGCAACACTAGGATAGGTTAGCTAAAAGCTCTTTTAGTTTTTTCTTAGACTTGCCTTTTACCTTAGCACCTGAGATATCGTTATCGCCATCACCTACAACTACAATGGCAATCATACCCATTGACTTGTGTGGTGTGCATTGATACAAATAAACACCCGGTGTATCAAATGTGTAGGCATATTCTTTGCCTTGTTTTGATTTCTTTGGTGCTTCCCAACCATCTGGGCCCGCGATAAATTCTACATTGTGACCTTTACTTTTTGGTAGCCAAGTAATGGTGTCACCTACATCAATACGTGCAATGTCTTCTGAATACACCATCTTAGCACCGTCGTCACGTTTGTTCAACATATCGATTGAGATATCTGCTGCCAACGCTCCTGTGGCCATTGCAAAAATTAGTCCTAGTGTAGTTAAAAAAATCCGCATCTTATCCTCCTACATAGATTGCGTTGTTTGGACGATACCAGTTCTTCTGGTTGTGAATTCGTCCTAGTAAATCCCTTATCTCTGCTGCTTCTGTTTGCAAGATTTCAGGATCTTCTCCGTCAAGTATCCGCTGACTTCTGCGCATAACTTTATTGTTTAGTGCTTCTTCGATAATACGAATGTCCTTTACGCTAAGTTCAAACTTTAAATTAGGTTTCATAATGCCCTCCATATTACTTTAGCATACTGTGCATCTAGATCGTCCCTAAAATCTATTGCATCTAATACATTATCAAATATTTTTTTGACAGTTTTGTCTCTAAATATACCGATAACTTCTATCATTTTTTTACGCTCAAATTACTTGGGCTATACTGTTCGCCGTTATAGCCACTTCCTGTTGCGTTCGGTCCTGTTTCTACGCCGCTGTTGCAAGCAAATACAACAACACATAAAAAGAATGCGCTCCATAGTGTAGCTCGTTTGCTCCAAAGGATAAACCCATCCATTGCTTGTTCTGCTTGTTTTTGTGCGGCTGCTCTTACATCATCACTCATTGACATAGATCCTCATACTTTGTTGTATGAGCTCTGTGTAGCACACCGTTTGGGGTTTCTATTTTGAAAAGGTTTAAAAAGAATTTTAACATCCGTGTCTCCTATGTGTGTAATAATATATAGCACGGATTGTAAGAGAAGTCAACAACTAAAGGTGCGCTAAAATGTAGCAGGCCCGTTCTGTTGCCCGGTGGAGCCTATACCGCGAACTTGCCCTTAGGCTGCTTCTAAGACTTCTGCGTCAAAGAAAAGTTCAGGTTTAAAATTGCTGTTTGCAATTATTGTGTTTGCTGATTTACGGTCTCGCCTACCGGTAACTCCACGTTCTCTATTACGCCTGTCGATTCCCGGAACACCCCCATAGAAGTTTATTGGTGGAGGTGGGGAGATTCGAACTCCCGTCCAGTTCGTCGTTGATTGGCTTCAACGTTACAGTTTATTTATACTACCACTTGGCTACACTTGTCAACCGTTTTTGTGAACGGACAGCATCCATAATACGAAGTATTTGTTTCTTTTTATTACCAGGACGGTCATAGTGATTTTTTGCAGCCCAGGTTTGATCTGCTTCTAGTTGTTGAGCAAACTTTTCACCTAATATTTTTTCTAAGTAGCACAAATCATCAGTGCTGAGTTCATCAAATTTTTTAGATACCATTTTGTTTTTCTTTCCAGGCTTGTTCGAACTGTTCTGCATAGTCATACAAAGGTGCACCATTGGCACCATCATACCAAAGGCGTTTGAAATATCCTTCTGCACTTTGGACTACTGTTTCAGGAGTGGCGTCGAGATGGCCTTTAACCATATAAAATAATCTGTATTCTTCTTTAAGATCATTTCGAAGCATAACGTATTTACATTCCTTGTAAATGTAGGCGCTAACATCAATCCTTTTTTGACTTTTTCTTTGTACCATAAAAGCCTGTTGTATATTCTACATTCTCACTTCGCTTGTATGGTTCACATTCCTGTGGTTTATTAGTTTTCAACCATTCATCAATTAATTTTTGTGATTCGGGATCTATCTTGCGTGGTACTGGATTCATTAAATTTCTTTCATAAAAAAAGGGTTGACTAAGCAACCCTTTTGATTACATTGCGTTCTTTTTATCTTGGATTTCGGCTCTACGTGTTTTTGTAAGTTTGCCTAGATCACCGAGTGCCTTACGAGCTCTAGTTGCTGCTGCTTTGACACCTTTTTCATCAAAGGTTTCGGCTTCTTTGAGATAGTTATTAAACGCTTGTACGATTTCTTCGTGTAAAGTCATATTGTTCCTCCTGTTACGATTTCGTATATTTTTTTCCAATCCCATACACAAATTGCATTACCTGCATAGTCTTTGTTATGTTCGTGGTTAACTAAAATACCATTAAGACCCATACTAATACCTAGGTCAACGTTTTGAGGTTTATCTTCAATCCACCAACAATTGGAATCTCGATAACACTCAAGTGCTTCATCTTTGTCTGCACCTGTATCTAAATATACAAATTTTTCAAATACAGTAGGTCCAAACATTTCGATCAAGTTCTTTGTGCGTAAATGCTGTGCATAATAATCATCACTCAAGCTAGTTATTGCGTGAAACACAAATCCGTGTTCTTCATTCAATTTTTTAACATACTTGATAGCATCACGCAGTGGTGGAAGTTTTCTTATCCACGCACTTTCATTAAACATACGGCATAACTTTTTTGCTTCGTCTTTGGATATGCCATATTTTACATCCATATTGTAATTGCCGGGTGCTACAACTTCATAGCCGTGTTTCTTCATCCAACGTCCGTAGGCATATTCCCAATCGAATAGCACACCGTCACAATCTGTTAAAATCAATTTATTTTGCATTTTGCCTCTCTTTTGCCTTTTCTATTTTATATTGTATAATAGCACAAAATAGATATGTTGTCAACCTTTATTTGTCTGCAACAAAAACATCAGGAGAGCCTTGATTGGTGTGAGGATTGCAATGTGGGGATTCTGGACAACTACTATCAGGTGCAGCATTATCTACAGTATTGTTTACTATTAATTTATTATTAATGTAAACATTTTTTGTATTAGAAGCATCTAGTTCTCCGCCGCCAGCATTATTAGGATCATTATCAACAGCGATCAACAAATTATTAGCATAGACATTATCCTGTCCTTGAACAACTGTTGTGTGTCCGCAAACACGAACATCTGTATGTCTATGCACTGCTATTGTCATTAAGCCATTTGTATCCCAGTTGTGCTGCTAACGTACTGTTTCGCCATTTCTGAATCTGTTTTATGCACTACCAGCACTGCACTTTTATTTATTTCTACTTTTGCATCAGGATTGATTGTAAAAGTAAATGGTCCTAATCCAATGCCTTGTTGTGTTGCCATAATAGCCATAGGCTTTTGCACTGTAATAAAATTGCTGTCTTCCTCTATGAAACGAGCAACAAGTTCTTCACCTGCTGTTGTTTTTATAGTGATAGTGTCTTGAGATTTGTATGGTGTTTCTAATAACATAAATTATTTTACCTAACTAAGTGAATGTCCTGTTCCATTATAGGCTGTGTCTTCTAATTCTTGTTGTAAATTTTCGAAGCCGCCTATCTTTTTTCCGTTCATAATAATTTGCGGGAAAGTTCTAGCACCCGGAAAAGTTTCTAGAATTTTATCTCTATCAAAATCAGTGCCTAACTGCAAATATTCAAAAGCAATATTTCTGTTAAGCAAAAGTTGTTTGGCCTTTTCGCAAGAAGGACAAGCAGGCTTGCCCCAAATTTGTATTGTCATAGTGAAAATCCTTTCAGTTTGTCCTTATCAACATCTTGTTTGATACCGCCAACAATATAACTTTCAACTTCAGTTTCTTGTGGAGCAACCTGTAATCCTGATGAACTTAACCAATGAGTTGTCCAAGGTAGCGGATTTGTATTGACGGGCTGATCGAATATTGCCTGGAAGCCTAATGCTTTTAGTCTGCGGTTGGCAATGTACTCAACATACTGATGTAGTAGTTGTGTGTTCAATCCGATCATTGAACCATTTTGAAACAGATACTCTGCCCAATCTTTTTCTTCTGCAACACACTCACGCCACAAGTCATAAACTTCTTCTTCGCAATCTTTAGCAATTTTAGCCATTTCAGGATCGTCTTTGCCTTGTGCCCAAAGTTTAAGAACGTGTGTGCTAAGTGCCAAATGCTGTGCTTCGTCTCTAGCGATAAGTGAAATAATCTTAGCCGAGCCTTCCATTAGCTTCAGTTCACCAAATCCAAACGTACAAGCAAAACTTACATAGAAACGTAAACCTTCAAGAATGTTTACAGTCATCATTGCAAGATACATTTTCTTCTTAACATCACGTATACTACCTTCACCGCGATGGAAATATGCATCTGCCGCTTCGTTAAATGCATCATAATGTTTAGTTACGCTGGTCGCTCTTGCAATGATTTTTTCGTCGTCTAAGATTGTATCAAATACTTCGCTTGGATCAGGATACACATTTTTCATAATGTGTGTATAAGACCGACTGTGAATAGTTTCAAAGAAGTCCCAAGTAACAATGCAACCTTCTAGTTCTGGTAAACTTACGTGCGGCAAAAATGCTAGGCACGGACCACGTCCTTGTACACTGTCTAGCAGTGTTTGATATTTAAGATTCGAAGTAAAGATGTGCTTCTGCTCAGGTCGGAAGTTTTGATAATCCGCTCTATCCTTTTGTAATGATACTTCTTCTGGACGCCAGAAATATCCTAGCATCGTTTGATTTAGTTTGTCAAACACAGGAAATTTGAATGTGTCATATCTCTGTGTGTTTTGTTCTGCTCCGAAGAACATAGGCTGCTTTGTAAAGTCAACCTTTTCTTTGTTAAATACTGTCTTTGACATTTGTCATCCTATAATCATTTTTGTACTACTACTGTACATTCTTTTGTTTTATTTGTCAAGTTAAATTGCACACGCTTCACAAGCTTCTTCGTCTTGTTCGTCTAGTATAGACGGTTGTAGTGCAGTTTCTAGTTCTTCCTTTAGTTCACTTGGATCTTCTTTGTAATCGTAGGTGTTTTGATAGTAAGAAGTTTTCCAACCATACTTATATGTGTTCAACAAATCCTGTAACATTACGCTCATCGGAACTTCGTTATCAGGATACTGTGTAGGATTGTAACTCCAATTGCCGCTAATTGCTTGATCAAAAAACTTTTGCATTACAGCAACTACATTAATATAACCTTCATTGCTTGGCATATCCCAAAGCAGTGTGTAAGAGTTTTTTAATGTTTGGAACTGTGGAACAATTTGCTTAAGAGGCCCTTTTTTGGACTTCTTAACGGACAAGTATCCGCGTGGTGGTTCGATTCCGTTAGTTGCGTTCGACACAACGGAACTGCTTTCTGATGGCATCTGAGCGGACAATGTCGAATGTCGAAGGCCGTGTTGTTTGATATCATTGCGTAAACCATCCCAATCATAGTTTAACTTGTTCTCCACTATTGCATCAACATCTTTCTTGTAGGTATCTATTGGAAGGATGCCGTCGCTGTATTTAGTGCGGTTAAATGCATCACAGGCGCCTCTTTCCTGCGCCAATTTGTTGCTGGCTTTAAGTAGATAGTATTGGAACGCTTCGGATAAATCGTGTACTAGTTTCCAAGCACTTTGGTCTGCGTAATTTGCTTTGTGCTTTGCAAGATAATGAGCCAATCCAATATACCCAACTCCTAACGAACGTCTTGCTTTTGTTGAAATTTCTGCTGCCTTGATTGGATAGCGTTGGTAGTCAATAATTTCTTCTAAAGCTCTTACTGCTAAATCACACAATTCTTCTAAATCGTCTAGCTCTTTGATAACACCTACATTGATTGCACTAAGAATACACAGCGCAATTTCTCCTTCTTCGTCATCAATGTGCTGTAGTGGCTTAGTGGGTAGTGTAATCTCTTGACATAAATTACTCATATACACTGGATCTTTGAACGAGCTGTGTGTATTACAGTGATCAACATTCATAATATAGATGCGTCCTGTTTCTGCACGTTCTTTAATTAGAGCAGAAAACAATTCCATTGCATCAATCTTCTTTTTCTTAATGCTTGTGGCACGCTCATATTTTTCATATAGTTCTTTAAACTCATCTGGATCACCAAAGTATGCTTCGTATAATCCTGGAACATCGTGAGGTGAGAAAAGAGTTATTTCGTCTCCAGCAAGTAGACGTTCATACATTGTCTTATTAAGTTGTATTGAGTAGTCTAGTTTACGTACACGGTTGTCTTCTGTACCTTTGTTGTTTTTCAATACTAGAATGTCTTCAATCTCTTGATGCCAAAACGGGAAGTGTGTAGTAGCTGAGCCACCTCTTACTCCGTTTTGTGTGCAACATCTGACTGTTGCTTCGAACTTTTTGAGGAACGGGACGATTCCTGTATGTGCAACTTCGCCTCCTCTAATTTTTGAATTAACTCCTCTGATGCGCCCTGCGTTAATGCCGATGCCAGCTCTCTGCGCTGTGTAACGTCCAATAGACATATCACTGGCAAAAATGGAATCAAGGGTGTCGTCTGAATCAACAAGGACGCAACTTGCAAATTGTCTAACGGGTGTTCTGACTCCTGCCATAACCGGCGTTGGAATGTTGATTCTAAAAAGTGAGGTCGCATCGTAGTATCTCCTTACGTAGTGCATACGGCTTTCTTTTGGATAACCTGCAAATAAAGTTGCAGCAATCATCATATACATAAATTGAGGCGTTTCAAATATTTCACCTGTTGACCTATCTTGACACAGGTACTTGTCTACAACCTGACGTAATCCTGCGTAGGTAAAGTTTTCATCTCTTTTGTGGTGAATATAGCTGTCTAATCGTTCTATTTCTTCATCAGAATATACATCTAAGATACCCGGATCATACACGCCTCTATCAATATTCTTTTCAATCATTTCTTTAAGAGATATACTTTCATAGCGACCAAATACTTGTTTATTTGTACCATAAGAAAGTAAACGTGCTGCGGCATATTGGTAATTCGGATTGTCTAAGGAAATTAAATCATTAGCAGAACGTATAAGAACTTCTTGAATTTCGTGAGTTGCCATTCCGTCATAAAATTGAATGTTTGCATTCATCTCAATTAAACTGCTGCTTACTCCGGCTAGACCCTCACAAGCGTGTTCGACTACTTTATGTATTTTATCGATATTCAAGTGTTCTTTTGTACCGTCACGTTTGACGATCATTGTTCCGTTAGACATTTTATTCCTCTTTTCTTTTCATATTTGGTATTTATTGAAGTGTTGGCATCTTATATTCAATCTCTGAGTAGGCAGTACGAGGTATATCGTTTTTATGAACATAAGTGTCTCCGTTGAATCCGATCACAACACTGTTAACATATAGTAGATAATATGTGCTACACTTTGCGTTGTCTCGTACAATATGTATCTCATACGAGTCTTGGGAAAAAACGTCTGATAATTGCAAGGTGTAACAAATTGCTAAAATCTTAACGAAGGGACAATAATTATTTTCCTTCAAAAGCTCCCAAGGATCAGGCCAGGTGCTTTGGCTATAAGGATCTGTTGCTATCGTAACTAAAGGTGCTTTGTTATACAGGTCTATTACATCCTGCATCGGGTCAAGAGAAGTCTCTAAACTTTTACGAAAGTCACTCCAGTATTGCAATCTTTCTTCGTATTTTAGGTTAAACATCTACCTACTGTTTTATTGTTACTTTATAGGAGAAACTTGCTGAGTCTCCACTAGTAGAGTTTAACATAGTCAGGGCGGCTGTGTCAACCGTTCCGTCACTATTTTCGTCATAAAGTTCTGCATTAAATTGCAAATTTTCATCAAATGCAGAGTCTCCGACATAAACATATTCATCAGTGATTTGGATATCATTGTTAGCAGGATCGATCATCATTTCTATCTTTCCTGTTCTTTTTGCATTTACTGCATCACTTGTGTAGATGTAATCGATTAGATAGCTTTTTGCAGTATCTGCTGAAAATCTTAATGTCTTTTCAAATGCACTATTGTTGCCTATTGTAATAGTTGCAGGAAATCCTGATACACTAATATTTGTACCTGTTATTTCAGGAATATATGGATAGTTAATAAAATATAATGGATTTATAGATAGCTGTGCAGTTCTGACAAACTGATCATTATCCGAAGTATTATTCGGCTTATTGAAATTTATAATAGATGTTTGAGCATTGCCATCTGTACCACCGTGGTTACCTACATTTTTAAATATATTGTTTTGGCTTAGATTAAAGAAACCTTCAACAATGTTGATACCTTCGCGGTAAACATTATCAAAAACACAATTTGAAATTTTATTATTAGACGGTCCTGTAGTTTGTCCTGTAGTACCTAATGTTGTTCCATAGCCAAAGTAAATTCCTATATCTACATTATTGAAACGTATGTTATCAAATATATTTTCCTTAATGTCAAAATCAGAATATATACCATCAGAATAATTTTCTATTTCAATTCTCTCAAAAACATTATTGTTACAACTAACAAGCGTACTTAATGATTGTAATTTAATAGCTTGGTTTAATCTAACAGCATCTCCAAAGTCCCAAGTACCCATAAATTTTAGATCTGTGAACTTACTTTCTTTACAACTTTGTAAAAGCAAACCGATTGCGTTTGCACTCTGTATTGTCATACCACTTAATTCAATTTCACGGGCTTGGTTTGCTGTTGTGCTTGTCGCATCATTTGCTGGTGCACCCGGGGTGCTTTCGTCATTTACAGTTTCAAAAGCATTTACTGTGGATTGTATATAAGTTTTGTCTATGCCTGCGCCTCTTATTGTTGCAAAAGGCGGCAAATACAAAGTTCTAGAAATTTGATATATTCCTGGCTCTAGGTGTAATACGACCCTTGATGAAGGTGTACCTTTATTTGCTGCATTTAGATATAATTGATCTATTGCTCTTTGTAAAGCATCTGTTTGGTCACTTCCGTCACCTGCTGCTCCAAATGCTTTTACACTTACAATATCATCTAGTCTATCTTGTAGTGTGCGAAGCACAGGAGAGTTTACAGTATCTCCTGTTTGCACATAACCGTCGACGCTTTTATAAGAATACGTGTTTGCAAATTGGAATAAATTATCGTGCTCACTTAATAGTTTTGTATTTCCTACATAAGGTGAACCTTCTGATACCGCTCCATTACCTATGTATAATTCTTGTGAATCTATTGACCAGCCAAACTCGCCTGATGCAAGTTGTGGTAAATCAGTCTTTTGACCTCTGCGAATTTGTATTCTTGATATTGATACGACAGCCACTTGTGTCTCCTACATATTAATTATATGTATTTATTCAATCGATCACTTCTTCTTTGATATACCGTGCCTTAGATTGTATTGGTTTTAGTTTGTGATTATCAATTTTTTCACGTTCGTTATGTACTAAACTTACATCAAATCTAATTCTATTCAAAGAATATGCTGTATCAGACCATTGTCTATCACCAGCTGATTTTGTTTGTTGATCACGTGTAACTTCAAAACAGGCCAGTAAAGAATTAGAATGGAATATACCATTCCTACCGTATGACATTAAATCATCGTATCTACCACAGATATCATTCCATCCGTGTCCGAATTCTGGAAAAATATATCCTGTTGCCTGCCAAGCTTGATTTTCTGGTCCGTGAGCAAGTCCTACCGAGTGTCCTATTTCGTGTAAATCTGTATAGATATCACACCTACTCATAGAAGCAGGAGGCTTACCTTCTCTAAAAGTTGTGTTAACATTTGCAACACCGCAGGTATCAGGGTATGATGTGCCGTATCCTAATACAATATCAACCGGTAAACCTGTAGTAATATTTTCTAACTGTCTAGTCCTATGCCAGTGCCCTATATATACTTTTGTTAGTTTAAATTCAATATGCACTCCGGAGTTTGCATATATTTCATTATACTGCTGCACCTTTCTTTCCCATTTTTTCCACTGTGAAGAATCTGATGCATATTCGTCCAAAATTTCTACAGGTACATCTTCTCCATATTTATAATGAGATGCATATTCCACGATGCCTAATTCCCAGGTAACAAGTGTAGTGTCATCTTCTCCATAATAAATGAAATTCTGGCGGCTTCTGTTTTCATAGCCTACACAGTCTACTCTGTCATAAGTTTCACATACAGGTTCTGGATCAATTGTATATTGTATTTCTTGTCTGCCTAGCGTGAATATTCCTGTACCAACTTCACCGTCGCCGTAAATTTCTACAGTATCTCTCCCTACTCTTATTGCTTTACCAATAGTTGTACTATGATGGACCATACCCCAAGGTTCGTCGCGGCCTAGCATATCAATATATTCTACATCAATTATTGCAGGTTTAAATCTGTCGCCTATTGCTTGTTCTATTTTTAAGGTTAGTGTTCTATCAAACCCACATTTCCAAGATCTTCTATCTTTTGTTGAGTAACGATTGCCTTGTTCGTCTTCGTAAATAAACCACTGAACACCAGGATAGTCTTTACTGCAACCAGTTTTTATAAGTTTATCACCATACGCGGCACCTGTCCAAAAACCTACAACAAAAAATGTTAAAAATAAAAATAATTTACGCATACCTTTCATAATAATCATACACTCTATTCCACCATTCTTTTTCCCATTCAGCAAATTCGTCTGGCCAAATATCAAACTGCTGGTATTCTCCTGCACGGCTGCACATAAAAACGTGTCCTTCACGTATGTCAGTGCCGTGTACTTCGTTGTGTGCAATAGCATAGGCGGTTAATTGTAAAAAATAATCAACTACCCATTCTTCTTTCTTGGGCTTGTTAGTTTGTTTAAAATCCATTATGCAGGGCTGGCCTTTGTAGGTGCCAACTAGATCTGTAGTACCTGCATAGATGTTTGGAACATATAAAGGAACTTCGCTGCCCCATATTTCGTCTACATCTACCATTGCTTGTTCTTTAATTTGTGTAGCCATCATATGGGCTTGTTGAGCATAAGGATTACTGCCGGGATCAGGCCAGTCACCTGTATCAATATAATCTTCTAGGTACTTGTGCATTCTAGTACCTACACCTGCTGCTTCAGTTACAATCTCTTGTGCTTTCTTTTCGCCTACACGCTTCTTCCAGGCAATAAGATGTGTTTTATCCTTTGTTGCATCAAGTATAGTAGTAACACTTGCTACAGGTGCACCACCCGGAGCAGCATATCTACGTTTACCGTCTACTTCTACTCGTTTCAAGCGTTCGTATTTAAATTTTTCAGTTATCAGACTCATTATCAATCTCTTCTATATCGCTAATATCCCAAGACTGATGAAAGGAGAAAGGATCGCTGTAAAAAGGATTTACTGTTGAGTGAGGATCTTCTATACCTTCTACACCTGTTACTTCTGGTACCATATTCCTTAGCATATTTTCCACACCATTACGAAGTGTGAAATAACTTCCGGCACAACCAGAACAGGCTCCACTCAACTCTACAATTACAATTCCTTTTTCGAAGTTTATAAAATTTATAACACCTCCGTGTTGTTCTACAACTGGAGTTACATATTCATTTAAAATTCTTACAATATGTTCTACAATCTCACTATGGGTTCGTTCAGTCATAAGACCTCCTAGTAATTACTTAGTGTAGCATCAGTGTGGAAAGTTGTCAAGTGGTTTATAGATCCTTAAGGTCAACAGCATTTTTTGCCATTTTACCTACAGTGTCGCTAGGACGACCTGGATTGCCTTTGAGATTCTTAACATCGTCTACTTCACTTGATTTAAACTCAATCTTTTCTTGATCAAAGTTTGTAACAAGTTGCTGAAGTTTTGGATCAGCATCATATGCTGCTTTAAAAACTTCGTAATTAA